ATGACGAAGAAAAAAGCACATAAACCTGGTTCAGCGACCATCGCGCTTAACAAGCGCGCCCGTCACGAATACTTTATCGAAGAAGAGTTCGAAGCGGGACTTGCCCTGCAAGGCTGGGAGGTTAAATCCCTGCGCGCAGGAAAAGCCAATATCAGCGACAGCTACGTCCTTCTGCGTGACGGAGAGGCATTTCTGTTTGGCGCTAACATCACGCCAATGGCCGTGGCCTCCACGCATGTGGTGTGCGATCCTACCCGTACCCGCAAGTTACTTCTCAACCAACGCGAACTGGACTCATTGTACGGTCGCGTCAATCGAGAAGGCTATACCGTAGTGGCGCTCTCCCTGTACTGGAAAAATGCCTGGTGCAAAGTGAAAATCGGCGTCGCCAAAGGTAAAAAACAGCACGATAAACGTTCAGATATCAAAGAACGCGAATGGCAGGTGGATAAAGCACGTATCATGAAAAACGCCCACCGTTAAACCTGCACTCCAATTATTGACCAGTTCCTCACCGCGCCTCCCTCTCCGGCGGCGCGAATGAACATCTTATTGGCTATCACATCCGACACAAATGTTGCCATCCCATTGCTTAATCGAATAAAAATCAGGCTACATGGGTGCTAAATCTTTAACGATAACGCCATTGAGGCTGGTCATGGCGCTCATAAATCTGGTATACTTACCTTTACACATTGGGGCTGATTCTGGATTCGACGGGATTTGCGAAACCCAAGGTGCATGCCGAGGGGCGGTTGGCCTCGTAAAAAGCCGCAAAAAATAGTCGCAAACGACGAAAACTACGCTTTAGCAGCTTAATAACCTGCTTAGAGCCCTCTCTCCCTAGCCTCCGCTCTTAGGACGGGGATCAAGAGAGGTCAAACCCAAAAGAGATCGCGTGGAAGCCCTGCCTGGGGTTGAAGCGTTAAAACTTAATCAGGCTAGTTTGTTAGTGGCGTGTCCGTCCGCAGCTGGCAAGCGAATGTAAAGACTGACTAAGCATGTAGTACCGAGGATGTAGGAATTTCGGACGCGGGTTCAACTCCCGCCAGCTCCACCACTTTTGATAGGACTGCAACCGGACAGCGGCAATAAAAACAGCCACTTACGGACACTGACCAGACAGTAAGCGGACTTAAAAAAGACAAAAATATACACGCAAAATGCACGTGCATTTCAAAAAAGCCTCTGATTGTGAAGTCAGAGGCTTTTCTATTTGTAACTAAGAGTAACAATTCAACATGATGCAATCTACCAATTACGTAACGTCAAACGCTCGGATTGAGCGTAAATCATCAAGATTATTCAGTTTTTGCTTCATCTCACGCTGACGGCGATAAATCTCGTCATTGCGATCGACCTGCGCCTGCGCCATTGCTGCCGCCAGTTCTTCCAGTTCCGGCATCGACAGTTTCACCTGTTGATTATCGGCATCACCCCACGCAAGGGTGGTTCGTGCCGTATCGGATTTCGCCGCCATTACTACCGGATAAAGGCGGGCCAGTGAGTCGGGGCCAGCGTTCCAGGTGCGGCCGTTCCATTCGAACGTGAACGGCTGCGCTTCCTGTTCTGTGCGCCATACCTCAATTTCTCGTTTTTTAGCGTCCTTTGCTGCTTCCAGCATTTCAGGCGTAACAGTGAACGGGGCGATTTCGCCCCATTTGCCGCTCTGCAACTCCTGCCAGATTTGCTGGCCAGTTTTCGCTGTATCGTCTGGCGTGGCTGTGTAGGGAAGTGGGTCTTCCATTCCCTCAAACAGCACGTCGCAGTCAATCGCACCGGATTCGGTATAACGGGGACTGGTAATCTCTTTTATCTGCATCATGCAACCCTCACAAACAAAGAAACTAAGCCCCGGTTATAAAACTTAATATCCGGGCCGCCAGATAAAGCGACATATGTACCAGGCAGGGCATCCCCGTAGACAAATGACCTCGCAGCAGCACTAAATCCTGACGTGCGATACTCCGCTTCAAAGACCACCTGCCGGAGTCTTGAGCCTGACACGTCTTGTGCACGAAGTAACGTAACCTCACTGCTGCCATCGTCCGGTAGGTATGCAGCAAGAACCAGGCCTCCGGGGAACGGAGGACGCTTTGATGTATTTTCTGTTGCATACAACAGTTGCATCAGGCGATTACGTGACCAGAACAACCGCGACCATGCTTTTGGTAGGTCTGGCGGACGCATGGATTTTTTAACCAGTACCTGATATTTCGCAGGACCTTCACCGAATCCCCCTTCGTATTCTGCATCACCATGAAACGTTATCCACCGACGCGCTTCTGCTTCAATACCGCCAGAGTCAATTCCGTATCGTATGTCTATATCCACAAGTCCACGGAAATAAGGTTGCCCCATGTCATACGCAATGATGGGATTATACGAAGTGCCACTCCCTCCATATTGTGTTACCGCGTAACGTCCGGGGGTGACTTCGAACACCCATTTCAGAAATTCGGCAGGGCCATTTTGGGCGCTGAAATACACCACTTCCGACGAAGAGAACACATGCCCGTATCCGAACGCCCCCGGCAGAGCAAGACATCCTGCGGTTCTGTCATAAATATCGCTCTGAGCCTCCATTGTTGCAGCTGCTTTCAGTTCAAGCTCCGTGCGCATGGCTTCAGGCGTGTCCAGTACCAGTAATGCGCGGGCTTTTTCTGACAACGGAGACAGTGAAGCATTCCCGTCCTGATTAAAGTACAGAAGATTATCTGCCCGTTGCGTCAGTTCACTGAGTTCACTGATTGCTGTCAGCACGTCGTTCAGCGGTTGTTTACCTGCCAGCGCGTTAATGACCGTCGTTGAAAAGTTCGGGTCATTCCCCAGCGCCGCTGCCAGCTCGTTCAGTGTGTCCAGGGCTTCCGGTGACGAGTCAACCAGTGCGGCGAGAAGTTTGCGGACAAACGCCGCGTTCGCTGTTTCCAGACCGACTGCATCGTCCGGTGGGGTTGGTGTGGTTGGCGTACCCGTGAACGCCGGGCTGTCCAGTGGCGCTTTTGTTTTCGTCTCGTCCATGACGGTTTTGACAGCCTTTGGTGTGGCTGCCAGTTCTTCGCTGTCGTTGTCTGTATCACTACAGAGTTGCACCAGGCCTTTTTGCGTCGTGCTGGCGTTGGTTCCCTTCAGCTCATCAACTATCCGTTGCGCCTCGTCCCTGTGCTGTTTCGCGTTCTGCTCGCTTTTTGCAGCCGATTCGGCGCTGGCTTTTGCCTCACCGGTCAGCGTTGCGGCATCAGCAAGTTTATCGACCGCTTTCTGGACTATCTTATCGGCATCTTTGACCGCCTGTTCTGCCCGGGCGGCATCCTGTGTGGCAGATGATGCCAGCAGCGCCACCTGATTTTTATCTTCGGCAACGGCTTCTGCATTCTGCTGTACGTTATCCGCCAGCGTCTCGCAGTCGCTCTTAATTTGTTGCGCATCAGCGACATGTTTCCCGGCCTGTCGTTCGCTTTTCGCTGCCGCTTCCGCGCTCTGCTGCGCCTGCGCCACCATTTCCTCAAAGCGTTTCACAACATCCGGTTTTAAATCGCCTTCATCGAGGGCGGTCAGAAAGTCGTTCAGTGTGCCGGGCTTTGAGTCGTCGTAAACCGAAATGTCACCAACACAATATTCTCTTTCAATACACGACCGAAGATAAACGTCATATCTTCCGGTCTGAGCCTCAAATGCATATTCTCCTGCCGGCCCTGTCACCACTGTTGCCACCGTTCTCATAACCACTGCGGATGTATTCTGTCGGGCTTTCAGAATAATATGGTATCCGGACATGGGGAGTCCCGCGCCATCCTTCAGCACACCCGAAATTAATACAGACATTTTTAATTTCCTGATTCAAAAAAAATTAACCGTAATAATTGACGCCTTTTTTCTTGCCACTGGCTTTCCCCTTTGCAGAAATATCCGTGGCCAGCGACAGATTCAGCGAAAATCCCTGTCCCGGTGCCAGTGAAAACTCCACAGACTCAGCCTGCCAGTGATGGTCCTCGCGCACACCAAATCCCTGCGTGATAAAACGCATCTCCGCCCCTGCTTTCAGCAGTTCCGGTCTGCAGGGCAACGTTATCGTCATCTGGCGTCCGGCTTTCTGCACACGTTTAACCTTCGACTCTGCACAGTGTTTTGCCGTGCTCTGGTCAGGCTGGGTAAACGGATGTCGTTTGTCTGTGGATTCAACATCCACTTTAACTTCACGCGTGCGTCCGTTACGGGCATCAAAATACCGGACGCCCACTTTCCCGCTCTTTTCATCCCCCTTCGCACTACCCGCTGCGCCCTGTCGCTCACCTTCACGATAATCCCAGTCTGATACCATACCCGGCGTAATGGTTATCTCAGACGCATTTCTGCCCCCCGCACTCTGTGATGCCCCGTATTCCAGAAATAACCAGTAGCCATTGGTCGGTTTACTGGTGGCGCCGTACATACCTGCAATGCGGGACAGGAGGGCAGCATCAGATTCTGATGACTGCATCACCCACGGGATATGAATATCAGCAAGCACCGGTGAGACGCGCGCCACCAGATTATTTTCAGTGGCGATGGTTTTCACCAGGTCGCCCAGTGTGATATCGCTGAAAGCCCGGGTTTTCAGTGCGGTCACGTCTGCGCCATGTTTTGACGCATTCATGGGAGCTGCGGTGGCATAAATGGTGATCCGGCGGGGAGGACCACCGCTTGCCACCTGACAGACTGTAAAGGTACCTTTATTTACCAGATTTCCGTTGAAACCCAGTCCCAGCGTTAACACCGCGCCTTTCGGTGGTAACGCCAGCGTCTCGCTGAACAGCGTTATCATCAGTTCATCGGACCGCTTTGTGGCTGCACCATTATCGGTATATCGCAGTTCAGCCAGCCCCCGTTTCAGGGCCTTCGTGATATCCTGGCCTTCCGCTGTCAGGCTGAAATCCGGCTGATATTCATTCAGTCCCATAACTGAAACGTCTCCTTCACTTCCGGTTCATATACCCAGTCCGGCAACACGATTTCCACTCCCGACGGATAGACCGGACCAAGGTCAGCCAGCCCGGGATTGGCTTCCAGTACCGCCGCCAGTGACTGGTTAAGCCCGGCACTGCCATAGTGTCTCTGACAGATGTCATCCAGCATATCGCCGTCAGTGGTCCGCCAGTTTTTCGCCATAGTATTTCAGCTCCAGTGTGAACGTTTTGTTCTTTGGCGCCCCGCCGGGAAGAAAGGACGTGGTGTTATCTGAATAGGCGGTTGCCACGAAATACCCCATCACATCGCCTGTACTTGAGACCAGTAACTGCGGGGCCGGATTGTCATCCACCATCTGAACCAGCGTATCAAGGGCATCCATTCCCACACCGTCACGAAATCCCGCATGCACCATGCCTTCAAGGGTTATTGTTCTGGCCCCCTTACCGGTATACTGCAGCAGGTCGTTTTTTCCGATAAGCTGCTGTTCATCCCATCGCCATTCCATAGTGCGCTTCATGGCGTTATAGGCTGCCGTATCAATACTGAATTCAAACTCACCAAACGACAGCATGACGCGGGAGGCGACATCCGTTAATGAACCCACCGCATCCCATGCTTCACGTTCAAGCCGGTTTACGCCCCAGCCCAGCAAATCCACCATGTTCACCCCCAGAATGCATCACCATCGGTCATGCGGGAACGCTGACCAAAATTAATATCTCCCAGATTTTTCGTTACCCTGTCTGCCAGTTGTCCGGCATCCTCGCCGGGCTTCTGAGTGATGTTAAATTCCGCCCGTATCTGATACGTGGGTTTTACTTCCACCTGGCTGATACTGCCGGGGGTATACTGAAGAGCCGAGAGAGGGTCCGAATTACCCTGCCCCTGATCTGCTGCAGGAAGTCTGTCAATGTAGGTGCGGGATTTCTCTTTTATCGCCTTAAAATCAGGTTCTTCTTTCGGTCCCAGCAAAGGGTCGAGAAATGCATCAAACTTTTTATCGTCATGATTCCATGGGAGATAACCGCGAGTGTCTTTATAGGCCTGTACAACCTGTTTCGTCAGGTCCGGATTTTGCCTGAGAAGTTCATCAAACCATTCACCCTGACCGTTTTTCTGCGCCACCGCTCTCGCCAGCTCCGGCGACCCCATTTTTGCCAGATATTCCAGCACTTCTCGTCGGTCCTCTCGCGGATCATCCGCCAGCCCCCACTCAATGGCTTTCTGCGTTATTCCGGCAAGAACTTTTCCGAATTTCCACATCCACGCAGCCATGTCGATCAGCGCCGGCAGGGCATCATCACGGATAAATGCCCGGATTTTTTCAAGTCCACCATTCTTAAACCAGGCCGCAAGATCATCCGTCACTTGTTGAATATGTGGTGCCAGCTCCTTACCCAGTTTCCCACTGATGTCATCAATGGAAGAACTCAGAACATTACGGAAATTTGACAGCGCCACATGGCCCTGAACTGCACCATCAGCCCCTTCTTTTGTCACCAGGTTATAGCGTTTCTGCTCACTGATAAGCTCCCGGAAGGTTTTTCCTGACAGACGCATCCAGGTCAGAATTTTATTGGCCTCCCCCCCAAACAGCGCATCTGCCATCCCCGCCGCCTGCTGCTCATTCTCCACCTGCAGTAAGCGATCAAACAAAAATTCGACCTGTTCCTGGTTGTTTTTTCCGGCCATTACGCCCGCTTTCAGCCCCAGTTTACCGAATACCTCCTGAATGGCTCCTTTGTCCGTGGCACCATTATCATCGTCAAAAACCTTGTTCCGGTATTCCTCAAACAGATCACCAATGTTTTCGCCGTTTAACCCCATCTGACGGCCCAGTGAATCCCACGCCGCATAGGTTTCGTAATCCACCCCGTAACTCCGGGCTATCCCTGCCCGCTCTGCCGTTTCCGAATTCCGGTTCAGTACCGCGCTGGCACCTGCTGCCAGCGTCAGACCGGAACCAACAGAGAGCCCGAGTCCGGTTTTAAGAAATGTCCCTGCCCGTCCTTTCCAGCGTTCCAGGCGCTCTGCCCGTTCAAGCTGGCGATTAAATCGCTCCTGCTCCGCTGCAGCATCATTGATTTTCCGTTTCAGCTTTTCATACTGCTTTCGCAGATCGGTAATATCCTGCCCTGCCAGTACGCCAGCCTGAATTTTTCGCTTCAGTACATCCTGCTGACGCGTCAGGCGTGCCACTTCCTGTGTCGCACCAGCCAGACCTCGCTTCAGCCCCTCTGTCGATTTTTTCCACGACGGGTCAATAGTGCCGCCGATCCGGATATTCGCTCTGAGGTTATCGCCCACCGTTGCCATAACACTGCTTCCTCTCTTCCACCTCTGCCAGCATTATTGCCACAAAATCCTCATACGGCAGTGCCATCACATCTCCGGGTGACCACCCGAACCATACTCCGGCACGCCGTATCGCCATCAGGATGTTTTCTTCTTCCGCCGGACCGGCGGCAGCAAAAAAACATTAAACTGCCGCTCCAGGGCCAGGTAATCACACGCTTCCATGTTCATCATGTCTGCCGCGTCCATCCCGCACAGACCGGCAATCATATCCAGATCAGCCTCTGCTTCCGGTTTGGTACTCCGGCGATGCAACAGACGATCGCGGACGGTGGGCGCACGCATGGTGACGTGCGTGATCGTCTGTCCTGATGCGGTGACATACGGCACGGATAACACAATTTCCACGCAGCTGGCAGGAACACTGTTTTTTTCCGACATAAGCATCTCCTAAAAAAAGAAAAGGCGGCCTGAGCCGCCTGAATGGCAGATCCCCGGATTAAACCCGGATGATTTTTTTCAGATCCGACAGAACATTAACGCCGTTAATACGACGTACAAATTCCTCCGGAATAATGCAGATGGTTTCCAGGCCATCGACAGCCTGACGGTAATAACTCAGTGACATTTCCACTGTCACCGAAGCCTCTGCCTGTGATGTTGCCGGACGTGCATCCGGCGTGATACTGGTGATCATCCCCTGCAGGGTTTCCACCTGTCCGCTGGTCGCATTTCCCACCCGATAAGCCTGGCGCACAACAATCTCCGGCGAATAAAGCCCGGCCTGCAATCCCAGCAGCGTAAGCATGGCAACATCATAACCATAAATCTTAAACGAACAGGTCAGCGCTTCCATGCCGTCATCCACTGCCACCGGTGCATCCATTGCGCCGGTTTTGATATCCACTGTCGTGATATTAATGGCAGGCGGCGTGTATTCATGCGCACCCTGAAGGCGGATCCCGCCAGGAAGAAATAACGCCCATGCACGCAACAGTTTTTTTTCACCCGTAATCATACCGTCAGTTCCTCCAGCGCCAGTTTATTGTTAATCATTGCCCGCAGTGTCAGGCGCTCCAGTGGTGACTTCGGCCCAAAGTCATAATCGATATACAACTGCCCTGCCGCCAGGGTTTCTGCTGTATTCAGTTCATCATTCAGCCAGGCGCTGCCACCGTGGATCGCACCCAGATTTTTAAGCTGACGCATATAGGCATTAATGCTGCCAAGAATGTCGTCTGCCACATCCCGATCAAGCGGGCGATCGACATAAGGCAACATGGCCTCCTGGATACTGTCCTCAATCACATCTGCAGTGCGACGTACCGGTTCAAAGCGCCACTGACTGTGGGATGTGCACAGACGGTTACCCCAGTGTTTAAAACCGTCATGGCGAATAATGGTGGAGATATTTTCCATGTTCAGCAGGTTTGCCGTGCAGTTCTGCTCCCCGAGAATAAACGTATCCACCTGCTCCAGACCGGTGATATTCATCACGTCCTGGTTTGATTTGGACCACCACCACCCTTTTTCATAATCAATACGGGCACGCAGCCCGGCAGCACGAGCCGAATATGGACGAAATACCGTTTGCCCGCTGGCATCCGTCACTGACACGCGCGGACGCAGCAGCTCCACACGTCCGCCAAATGACGCGCGCCGCTGAACCACATCCTGCGGCGTTGCCATTGAGGGCGAGTCAATATAGGCCACAGCCCGCAACTTCGCGGCATACGTTTCCAGCGCCTTTGCCACGCCATCATCCTCACTGTACCCCGTGGCAATGAGGATGCGCGGTTGATAGCCTGTGACGCCCTTACTTTCTGTCAGCGCCTCCATGGCCTGAATCACCGCCGCACGCTGTTCGGCCTCTTTCGCCTTTGTTTTACTTTCTGCGCGCACCACAATCACCAGCGCACCAGTCTGGTCAAAAATATCACGCAGGGCCGGGTATAATGTTCCGGCTGTGCCCAGTTTCCCCGCCTGAGTAATGGCCCCTGCCACCACCACCGGTGTGTTGACCGGGAACGCCTCATCTTCCCCGCCGGATAACGTCAGGCTGAACGGCGACACCACTTTATTTTCAGCGCCTCCTGCATTCAGGGTGCTGGCAGCCGCCGTCACAGGCGAATCCCCCAGCGCATTCACCACTTCAGTCACACGATCCACCGTGGCGTTAACCTGGCTGTGTTCGTCCGTCCCCAGTGTTATCGTCAGGGTCGTACCTTTCAGCGAGGCCACTGTCTGCGCGTTTTGTTCCGTGGCAGCCACGGCAACAACCGAAATCTTATTACCGACCCGACCTTCCTGTTTCGCCGTGAAATCCAGCGCCGTTCCCAGCAGCCAGGAGCCGGCAGTGCCGGAAGCGCACACACCACCAGAGGCGTCCGGCGCTGTCCCCACCAGACCAATCACTGCCGTGGAGATGGTCTGCACGGCAACCGTGCCTGTCGTCAGTTCAATGGTTTCAACACCATGTAATCCGGACATACATTTCTCCCATAAAAAAACCGCCCTCAGGCGGTCAGATGATTAACTTCTTTTTCAGGTATTTTGTGGCTGCTCAGGCCAGCTAATATTGTTGTAAGTGGTCTTATCCGTAATAGCGCTGAAATCCATCGCCTGCAGCGATTTCGCGTAAATGCGGTACGCTTTCAGCTTCTCCCTGTCTTCGTCACTGATTAACCCCAGCAGCAGGTCTTTTTCCCATTCGCTGGTCATGCTGCTGGCCTGTTGTAACAGGGCATTTCGCTCATCTTCCGCTTTAAGTTTGTAGTCGAAGATAAAATTGCCATCGCGGTAAAACCAGTAACCCGGCGCAGTGATGCGGCGGTTAGTAGTAATATCCGGTAGCTCAATGATGCTGACGTTGGTGGGTTCGATACCTGTCACATCCTTACCGACCCACACCACACGCCCGCTTTCGGTGTAGGCCACTTTTATAGTGTCACTGGCAAAGTTCTTCTGTTCTTCATACCAGTTTTTGCCGTCCTCCGAAAAAAGCCAGACAATACTATGCCGCTTTGTCATCTGATATTGCTCTGCCGTTTTCGGATTACCCGCAGTAATATTTTTTAAATGCAACATTGTTATACACTCGACGCGTTATACCAGGTGCCGTTAATTAATTTCTGAATAGGTCTTGAATACAGTTTTAGTGCTGATGACGGGGCAACATCACCACCAACCACGACATACCCCGAAGGAACGGTAAAATCATCGTCATAGTGCCCGTCAACCCTCTGACTACCCAGCCTGATATCCTGCACACCGCCATTTCGCTGCTGATAGCGGGCATCAAAGTTTCCGTAGTCTGACGGTGTTACCCGTCCTGAAACATTCACTGCCCGGTTACTTTGTAACGCGCCATTCTGAAAACGGAATACGTGCTGACCATTGGCATAAACATCCAGCAGGCCGTCACCATTCTGTTTCAGGCCGGTATCGTTATCCCCGAAAGCAATTGAGTTACCGCCCAGCGCGTTCTGAACACCGATACCCAGCGCACCATTGACCTGAGAACCGCCGCCAACAGACACTTTATGCGACATGGATATTTCACCCGTCCGCAGATTAATAGTGAACGGTCGAAGTGGACCAATATTGCCATTTTCACCCTGGTTTTCCTGTGTTGGAATAAAGTGCAGGCACTCTTCCGAACGACGAAAAATCAGGCCAAAAGCTTCGTTGAAAATCCTCAGCGCATTAACACCACGGATTTTCAGTTCCCCGGTCATGGTGTCACCATCACGCTGAACGGCATTTTTTGCCTTGTCCACCGTAGGTTTTAATCCGAGGTTTTCAACAGCCTCATCCTTGTCTTCCACATCCGAAAGATTCTTTTTTCGTTGCAGATAGCGTCTGTCTCCGATTTCCTGAGTAATAATGGCCCTGTCCGGATCAACTTCCAGCACCACGTTTTGTGCGTGCGTCAGCCCAAGAACCAGCGTCAGAATAACTTCCTTGATAACGGAGTCCGTCTGGTCTGGTAAAAAGGTGTCGGGATAACGTCCGTACGCGATAAGCGTACCTCTGTCGCTGATCATCCCCAGTTCACGAAGGGTTTTACCGGGGTATGATTTACAGTCAATCACAATATCCCCGCTGATGAAGCCCTCCTCCACCGCACCGTCGGAAAAGGGTTCCTGCCCGAATTCGCCGTACAACGATGTCATTGCTGCCATTTCATCCGGCGTGGATGGCAATGCCCGCCCGCCCCCGTCACCAAGCAGAACATGCCGGACGGTCACGGTTTGCCCGTTCTGATATGCTGCTTCAATTTCTGCAGCGCCGGACGTTGTCAGAATCAGTCCATTCATACACCTGCCTCACTCTGCCCGCCTGTGGGCACTGTCTTTGTTGTCACACCGGTACTTCTGATTTTTTCTGTCGCCATCACATAGCCGTAACCAAATCCACGCCCTGTGCTGTTTCCGTAAACGTGAATACTGAACCAGCTGCGCAGATTTTTGGCACGGAGCACCGCATGCTTCAGATCCTGATGATCATTCATCAGCACCGGTAAATCCTTCTGCTCCACGTTCAGACGGAAGGTATACGGCTCCCCGGGTGGGGTCTGCTCATACCACTCAACAATCTGCGACCGGAAGGGACTGTCAGCCAGCGATGCCATCAGCGCCGCTTTAGTCCCTCTGTGGCGGTGGATGTATGCAGCACGTTTTATCGCAGACCGTTTTTCCGCCTCCGTCCAGTGTTCATTCCAGGTGTCCACCGCCATTTCCCAGGCCAGCCATGGCAGCAATTCAGCAGGACATAAATCGGGATTTTTGACATAGCGGATCAGACATACTGCGATTTCCGCCAGCATATCACCGGCGGTACTGTCCACCACCCGCTCTGCCCGGCTGGCACTGACCGGCAGTATGCTCCTGATATCGTCATTCATCAGTTGTCTCCACCTTATTCAGCGTTACCTTACGGCACCACGGTGCCTGCCCCATCGCAGGAACGATATCACTGCCCGGAGAGGTCAGATTCACCGTAATCACCCCGGTCTGGTGAAGGGCACCATCCATGCCAGAACGGGATGCCACCGAGCCAATCCGGTGGACGCTGTCAGTGTATGACTGCAGCGCCTTGCGGGCATTTGCCATAACCAGTTCACCATCCAGTCCGTAGGGAATATGAATATCCGCCACCACATCGTAGGGAATAATTTCTGCCGTCCGGACACTGACAAAATCCGTCAGGGGACGGGTTTCATCATCACAGACTGATGCTGCCACCTTATCCAGCAGGGGTTGTGATGCAGTGCCATTTCCGGACCGGGATAACACATAAAGAAAAACCCGGCCTTCCTGCGAATGCGTTTCCGGCCCGTAAGCCTTCACATCCAGCACATCAGGATCAGCACTTTGCGCAAAATAGTGGTACGCATTTTTCGCGCCGGCGGTGCTCAGCCGTGCCCATGACAACTGGATACGTTCGCGAAAAGCGTCATCATCTTCATACACCGCAGGCGTGGGCGGAATGGTGCTGTCATCTGCCGGGGTAATCACCAGACGCTGCACCTGAAAATTCGCACCAATCTGATCCAGGTCGTTCCTCCGGGCACTCGCAAGCAATACACCCCGGACAGCATCATTGACCTGCTGGCGCATCAGCGCCACGCGAAAAGCCAGCGCCTCTGCCCATTTATACGCCGGATCGGATTCCACCAGGGCCGAAAACAACGTGTCCAGCTCCTGATACTTCGTCACTATCTGAGTGACCAGCACAGCAGTGTCCGGCACCTCCACCGCATCCGGTACCGGTATCGCAGACAGATCAATAATTGCCTGAGACGTTGCCAATTTTTATCTCCTCGAGTCGAATCGTATCCTGAGTTTCGTTATTCACCCCGACAAGCGTCAGCCACGCGCTTCCTTCTCCTGTCCACGTCACTTCCACCCGCCGGAGAGTCAGGCGGGGTTCCCAGCGTTCAAGGGCGGTTACCGTTTCACGAACAATTCTCACCCGCGTGAAATCATCCTGTGGGTTATCAAGCAGACTGAAAAGTCTGCTGCCGTATTCCCTGAGCAGGACCCGGCTGCCGACCGGTGTTGACAAAATATCAGTGACGGACTGGCGCAGATGTTCGTTACCGTGCAGATATCTGCCGGTGGCTGAATCAATACCAATCATGTTGTTTATTCCGGAAAAAGAACTGAAAGGAGATTACATTTGCTGACCAGGCTGTCCGGTGCTGCCACCACTGTCGCCCCGGTGATTGTGACCGTTATAGACAATTCTGATTTGACTCATCGTTCCGTGATAATCAGAAACCTCACCACCGACCATCAGATCCGCCTTAACCACCGCCTCAGCATTCATGGTTGCTTTACCCTGTACGGTCAGGGTATCTGTGATTTCTACCGGACCGTCCAGGGTTCCCCTGCCGGTAATTTTATAGCTGCCGCCTTCAGCCAGCGTGATGGACAGGGCATTAGCCTGACGGTCGTAACGGATTTCCGTTCCGGTATCAAACAAAATAACATGTTCGTATTCACTGCCCTCAGGGACAGGAATGGCGTCAATATTGGCCCCCGGATACACCCGACCGTTACGCAAATCGCCCGCCTCCGATATCACTGTAACGGCATCTCCGGGAGCCGGGTAATTACTGACCTGCATGTAGCGCCCGGACTGTACCTGAATCCAGGGCAACGGAGGCGAAAGCACATCCCCGATATCCACCCGAACCATCACCGGGCTACCCGGGATCACCTCGTCCACCACGCCGCGACGGACCATGTCCGCCACCCTGCGGCGTAACTCTGCCACTTCATCTGCCAGACTCATCACCGGTGCCCTCTGTTTTCCAGATAAGACGATAATCCCGCTCATGTTTCTTGCCGGTTTCCGGAGCTTTCCCCAGCCAGACTTCCTGTAACGGCGCACCAGCCGGAACCTCGAACGGATCTTCTCCGACAGGAATATCCTGTTCAAAAGAAACGCGGAAAACGATGTAGTCATCCAGAAGCCGGTCGAAGGTATCCACCTCAGCATCAATAAAAACAGCCGGATCAACGTTATCCAGCCCGAACGTGGCCCCCTCAATCCAGTCAGACAAATCCATCGCCAGACAACGGGCAAAAATCTGCGGTTTTGGCACGTTTTCCGTCTTCCCGGCCCGGTCTGTCACCACAAACAGATCACATTTCAGCGTGACCCGCGTCTGCCCGTCGGCAAACTGAGCCTTGTCCCAGCCAGGTACATCCACAAACACGGCAGGCGTCACCAGTTGCGTCACTTTTTCCGGGTACTCATCGGCATCTTCCACCCAGGGAATTTGTTTCAGACTGTCAATCACCGCCTGATGCCAGGCTCCCATCATCAATGGCTCCATCACTCCAGCCCCTTAAATACCCGGAATTTCAGTTCATGCTCAAAATTTTTCAGGATCAGTGCTTCCGCATCCGGAAAAACAAAATCCTCTATACGGTTCAGCATGGCTTCATAAATATCAATTTCCGCTTCACGCACCCTCCGTCGTCCGGATGCCTGTCGGATCAGTATCGTTTTCCTTTTTGATATACGTCCGTTACGATTTTCCGCTTCGAACTGGTTGATAAAGGCATCATCCGTTGACCAGGTGGTGACAGGCAGGGATTCCCCGGCAGGTTTAAAACTGATCTCCCGAGCCTTCCTGCGGCTGGAAGCTGGTGCAAAACGCCCCCGCTCATCGCGCAACTGATGGCGTTCGCCGCGTCGTCCCCCACTGATGCGTCCGCGCAGATCGCGTACTTTGATGGCGTTCAGACCGAACCATACCTTCGCCTCATCAAACTCATCACCGTTACGACGAATGATAAAATTATGCAGAACACGCTTTTTGATCATTTTCTGACTGCGTGGGGCAACCTGTTTTTTAAACTCTGCCATAGCCTTCATCCGCAGTGCAGACGCGGCTCTTTTCAGCGCCACGCCCCAGGCTTTACGGATCTGACTTTTTGACCCACCCAGTTTAGCGATAATTTTCAGCACCTCATCTTCATCAATATCGACGACGAGGTTTCGTGCCAGCCGTCGCTGCCGGGCACTGCTTCGTTCATGCTCTCTGACTGCCATAACGTTTACTCGGTCGTTCCGGTGCAGCAGGTGTATTTCTCCCGGGCTCTCCACGCGCAAGGGTGATGGTAATCACCCCCTGACCCGCAGCGCCTGACTCATCCCAGCCGGGATCGACTACCTGATAGGGTTCGCCGTGGATCATGACCCTGTCATATTTTTTCAGACCGGCGGCCCATGCGCTCCGGGTAAATAACACGGGCGCAGTATCACGAATTTCGCCGCTGCCAGTGTTCATCCCGGTGTTATCTGCCGGGGCATCAAAAACGGCACGGATTTTTCTTTCCGTGCCGCCCGGATATATGCTGATTTCCGTCCCCATCGTATCCAGGATGATGTCATCCGCATCACTCATGGCCTGATCGAACAGATTATCGAACATCATCACTCCCGGATTTTTTCTGCCAGACCGTCTGCCAGCAACGCGGAAACTGTGGCTTCATTAACCAGCACAACACTGGAGGCCCGGGCAAACATCAACATTTTTCCCGTCACAGCATCACAGGCTGGCATATGCGCCGTTTTCAGCATACGCACCCGGGCGAGTCCCTGCTCAGAATGCATTCCGTCGCCGAATGCATCGTTGCCCACCTCTTCCTTCCCCGTCTCCTCCCCATCGAATCCAGCGGCCTCCTCCTCCCATTCCGCCAGACGCTGCTCAAGATCGGCTTTTGAACCTGAAATATCTGCTTCACGCCCCAGAATCACTGCCAGTTCCTGCAAACGTTCAGTCATCTGCTCTTTCGTCATCACATCTCTCCCGTGCGCTAAAGAAAAAGGCGGGAATATCCCGCCCCGTCTTATTTCACCTGAACCACCACAAACGCATCCGGATCCGGCAGCACCATCAACGGCGCAGACTGCGTCATGGTATATTCGCAACCAGGATCCCCCACTTCCTCCCAGTGTTTCGGATAACGAATCGCAGAGGTGATCCCTTCACTCAGCGCCTGATTATCCTGGATTGCGCCATAGCAACGGACGCCCTCCGCCTGAGTGTTTCCCAGAATCAGTGTACCTTCCGGCAGATAACGCTGTTCATCCCCGTTTTCGTCAACATACGTTGTCTTCGCCACCACGACAGCCAGATCGCCGTACCAGCCCTTAAAGGAAACCACGGAACCCAGGTCTTTCAGTGCGGTTTCCAGCTCAGATTTGGAGCCACGGCGGGTATCCAGTTTTTCACGGAACAGTTTAAAACCGTTCAGCATACGCCAGACCGTGCCGTCCATAATCGCGATATTGATGGTACCGGAAGCAAAATCGCAGTACGCATCAAGATCATGCGTCGGATCAAAGGTGTCAGCATTCTGCTTTGACCATTCGCGTCCGCCAGCCTGCGTAATGTTATTGGCGGCAGAACGCCCAAAATCCACTTCCACCGTCTCAAACTGCTCGCCGCTCATAGTGTATTTACCCTGCAGAACAGCACTGACTGCCTGCATTTCTTCCACCTGCACAATCGCCTGCTCTTCCTGTTTCAGGTTGTCCGTCAGAATACGCAGACGGCGGTAAGCCGGGTCATTAAGGCGGGCCGGATCTTCCCCCGGAAGACGTTCTACAGCCTGCTGATAATCAAAGCGGTGTTTTGGTTTTACATAACCGGGACGTAACACGCGGGTTTCACCACCACGGCTGCGCAGCACTTTGCCTGACACCACCGGAGACACATACGCCGCAACCGGTGTTTTGCCGGTAATTTTATCCAGCATGACTTCCTGAGTATGGAAAGTGATCGTGCGACGAAAGAACAGCTCAAGAAACAGCGCACGAAATTTCACTTTCTGCTCGGTGTACCCGAGTAACTGACGCGTGGTAAATAACCCCATAATTTATTTTCCTTCAGAAACACAAACGGGCCGCATCGCGACCCGTTTTTTCAGTTAATCACTTCACCATCAGGCGTGGCTGATGGCACTTCCCACAAATGCGTTGGCTTTTTTCACCGCATCCACCGAACCAGGCCAGACCAGCGACTCAGTGGCAAACGTACCGCTTTTGTAGTACGTCAGCATGGGCTCGGTCCCGGCAAGCGCCAGAGCCAGCACACCCACAGCCGTTCCGGCTTTCTGACCATCCCAGACAACCAGTTTTCCGGTGGCGTCATCCACCATCAGTGGCGTCAGTGCAGGTGTGGCAGCACTGATACCACTGGTGGCTGTTGCGGTATGCGCCGGATCGCTTCCGGCAAAAATGCGCACATCTGCACGCTTTTCCGTGGTGGTTTTAATCATTTTTCAGCCTCCTGATTTATCTGAATTCCGGATATCGCTTACGGCATACTCATCAGCAGGTCTTCCTCCCCGCGCCCGGCAGTTCCGCCACCGGAAACCGCACTGGCAGCATGCTGTGCCATAAAGCGATCAAAAAGTGTTTCCTGTGACGGTTGCGATGCCGCCGGCGCGGCTGCCAGCAGCGTTTTCGCCTGCGCCACCGTCATTCCCGGTTGTTCTGTCAGTGCCTGTGCAAGTTGCTCGCGCCCTTTTGCCTCCGGCAGCGCCATAATCTGATCACCGACACTTGCAGAACCCGCAACCGGTGCCGCCGCCAGTAACGTTTTGGCCTGGTCAACGGTCATTCCCGGCTGTTCAGCCAGCGCCTGCGCGAGTTGTTCACGCCCTTTTGCTTCCGGTAACGCCATAATCTGATCGCCTGTGCCTGCAGCACCGGCAGCAGGGGCTGCCGCCAGAAACGCTTTCGCCTGCTCCACCGTCATCCCCGGTTGACCTGCCAGCATCTGTGCCAGTTGCTCACGCCCCTTTGCTTCCGGCAGCCCCATAATCTGATCACCTGTATTTGCCACACTGGCAGCAGGCACAGCAGCCAGGAACGCTTTCGCCTGCTCTACCGTCATTCCAGGCTGACCTGCCAGCATTTGCGCCAGTTGCTCGCGCCCTTTCGCCTCCTGACAATTCAGGATCCCCATCACGCGCTGATTTTCCTGGGCCACCGCTTCAGCAACGGTGAGATTTTTAACAGTCATTGCATTCTCCTTCGTAACAGAGTCATTCAGTGCAGAAACCATCACTTCAACGGCATCTGCAGCATTAATCAGTTGATCAGCCAGACCTGCATCAATGCCTGCCTGACCGTCATAAACGGCAGCCTCGGTATTCATCACCGCCTCTGAACTCAGCCCCGTATAAAGCGCCACCTTGTCGACAAACATCCGGCGGGCCTCATCAATACGGCGCTGAAAATCTGCACGCACACCTGCCGGCAATGCCTGAATACTGTTGCCATCAACCTTGTGCTGCCCGGAGTAAATCAGCGTGATGTCCACCCCTTCCTGTGCCAGTTGTTTCTCGTAACTGGCGTGCGCCATCATCACGCCAATCGAACCAATTTTTGCCGTCTGCGTGACCAGCCGACGGGTACAGGCTGCCGCCAGCAACATGGCGGCTGAACAGGCCATGTCATTACACAGCGCCCACACGGGCTTCTGTTCCCGCAGACGGTAAATCATGTCAGCGCAGTCAAACGCCCCGGCAGCCTGACCGCCCGGGCTGTCGATATCCAGCAAAATGCCGCGCACATCCGGATCATTCACCGCCATCTGAAGGCGGGCCGTCAGGCCGTCATAGCCAGTCATGCCGGAGTAAGGCCGCAGGGTACCCAGTTTATGCACCAGCGTGCCGCTCACCGGCAGAATGGCGATGCCATTCTTCACCTGGTAACTCTTTGCCGGACGCTGACCGCCCGCCATATAGTCAGTCACAGCCAGTTGCATACCATCAGCATCAAGCTGAACAGCCTGCTGAGGAACAGCAAGGCTGCCGGCTCCCATCTCTTTACCCAGCGCGCAAAAGAAAACCCGCGCATAGGCGGGTTCCAGTAAAAGCGGTTCATTAAATGCCATGGCGGCAATATGCGATAAATTACGACGCATCGACTTTTTCTCCCGTTGTCTGTCGGATCTGCTGCTGAAACGTGTCCTTTATCCAGATGGGGCGGGGAAGACCCGCTGCCTGTCGCTCCTGGCTTTCACGCAGTTGCTGGCGGAAAATCTCCTGATAGTCATCGCCCATCAGGGCCAGCTCTTTCTCGTACGTGCTTAAACCACCTTCAATACGCATCACCGCCTCCTGCACTTCCTTAAGGCCATCAATCGCCATGCGACCGGCACCAATCCACTCGGCACGACACCATCCGGAACGGGCCTCCCAGAATGAAAAACGGGATTTCGGCGGGCGGATCACACCGCGAATAAGGGCTTCCTCCAGCCAGCAGGCAAACATCTGTGACGCCAGACGGCTGGCCACAAATTTTCGTTTGCCCATAAAATACCGCCACGATTCATTGGCGGATGCCCTGGCACTGGAATAACTGACCTGTGAATAATCACGGGAAAGCTGTTCATAGGACACACCCAACCCGGCAGCAATGTAACGTAACAGCGCCTTTTCCAGTTCAGAGAAACCATTATCTGCATTCTGCGCTGTCTGCAGATTCAGTGAATCCCCCGGATAAAGATGCGGAATACGGACCCCGCCCAGCTTTACCGTATTGGTGGCGTAATAACGCGCGTAGCCTTTCATGATGGTGTTCAGGGGATTTTTACCGCCATCTCCCACCCCGGCGATATATTCAAATGCTTTTTCCGAATCCAGCGTGGATTCAATCGTCGCGGCATACATCGCCCGCACCACCGCCGACTGCAGTTGCGTGGCCTGCAGCGTGTCGAGCATCTTGAGACGCTCCATGACAGAATAAAACTGGTTGGCCCCGCGCGTCTGCCCGTCCTCCTGCGGCTGAAACACATGGATCATTCCCGGTCGCCCGGAGGGCAGCGTCGCCGCAATCCGCGTCCAGTTGCTGACACCGTAACCGGGCCAGTCATCTTCCTGAACATGGTAGGCCAGTGCTTTTCCGTACCGGTTGATTTCCACCCCGGCACGCATAAAACGATCGCCGGTACCATAACCGGGTGTACTGACACGTTTCGGGCTGATGGTCTTGAATTTCGTCCGGAATAATGACGTGGATTCCGTATCCCATACGGGCTGGACAAAAATTTCACCGTTAAACGTATGAACGCCCACCCCTTCACGAATAAATTCGGTAAACGAGCGACGCCCCTCCACATCCATCGAACCAAACACAGGATCGCAATATTCCATCCACGCCGCCTCCACATCTTCAATAAAAGCATGCGAATCAGCTTCCGACATCCCCAGCCAGCGCCAGTTGGGCCGGTAGCTCAGACGAAACATGTGCCCGACGATATGGTCTTTATGAATTTCCACTGCATTTGCGGCAATACCGTTGTTACGGACCAGATCATCCGCACGGGCGTTACCCAGCTGAATGGAAGGTAAGAGCGCCACGTCGGCACTTTCCGGTGCAGGCAACCATTCCGCAAGCTGTCCGCCAAATCCGGTACCCCCTCCGGAATATCCCATACTCTGCCGCAATGGCTGCCCGTGAAGATCCACCAGTTCCCTGTTCACAGCCCCACTCCTGCCGGGCCGCGACGCCGTCCGGATACGCCCAGCGCACTTTCCAGCTCTTCAATATACTGGCGTAGTTCACCAATCGTCGCCCGCGAATACTGAACCTGACGCCCGTCCTTACTGACGGAAACCACAGCACGTCCGATCATCAGTTCATGTAATGCCCGGCGGGCATCACAAAGCATTTCATGCGTATAAACCATTCTTTATCCTCCACTCAGTGCAGCCGCGATTTCTTCCAGACTCATCTCATCGTCGTCCTGCTCATCTCTTCTGGCACGGGCCAGTGCTTCAAGATCCAGCTGCCACCGCTGAACTGAAATACGCAGGGCAGCATAGGCATATACCAGGCAGTCGAGGGCTTCGTTGCGTCGCCCTTTTTTATCCCACAGCAGTTTCACCCTGCCATTAACCACCTTCTCCACCAGCTCTTCCGCCACGATCTGACGCGCCTCTTCTTCCGAAAAAATGTCGGGGTTATCAGGAAAACGGAAGGTGTACGGGGCGGCTTCACTGGCAGAGACCACTGGCAGGGCAAAACGGGCGTACAGCATTTCCTTGACGGTATCGGAGCCCACCTCACACAAAAACACACCACGCTGGTTGCGCTTTTTGGGCATGGTGATCACCGGCTTGCCGTACACCGATGCCCCTTTTATGGGAAGCACAAAAAAAGTGCCGTGTTTCCTTGAACGCTGATACACAATGTCCTGGTCGATACCACCGGTATCCCAGCAGACACGGGAAATGGAAATTTCAGTACCGTCAGCATGACGATATTTTTTCCGGATCACCGTATCAACACGTTTAAGGGTGTCCTCGTCTTCCGGTCGCCCCATGATAATTTGCTTATCAATCAGAAAGGCTTCTTCGCCGGGAGCCCAGCCCCAGACATAAATTTCATAGCGATCTTTCTGGGAGTCGATCCCGGCGGTCAGGTAAACCACCCGCAGGGGAACTTGCGCACCATAGTGGCAGACCTTTTCCAGTAACAACTCAAAACTCAGCTTTTCTGCCACAGCCTCTTCATAGGGCTCCCCGAGCGTGGTGTTAATAAACGTCTTGACGCCGTTCGGATCCTTCAGCGCATCCAGCCAGTCGTAGACAATCTGCACCCAGGTGGTGAACGGACTGTACGCCGTCCAGATGTGGTACGAGATTGAGCGCGGTGGCGGCATCTCCTCATCACCGGCGCTGTAAAATGTCAGGCCATCACGCGTCCACATCCCGGTATTGTCACAAATCCAGCGTCCGTCGATCTGGTCAAGTTCCGACTGCCGGATCACACAGCCATTATGTTCACACAGGTAATACACCGTTTCCGGTTTACCCTTCTCCCATTTCAGGCCAAACGGCGTCGCATCATCGCCAAACTTCAGATACTGGGCCTCCCCGCAATGAGGGCAAGGGACATAAAACCGCATGAAATGCGCAGATTCATTCGCGGCTTTCTCAATCTGACAGGAGCCTTTAATTTTTGGCGTTGAGCCGCGTATGGATTTAGGCCATACCGAGCCTTCGATACGTTTATCGCCAAGCAGCGTCGGCGAACCTTCTTTTTCCACATCCGGTTCAAACGAGGAGAGTTCGTCATAGCAGACCACATCCACAGATTTTTCACGGTAGTTTTTAGCTGCGGCACCGCCCAGGCACCAGAAACCCACACCGGAGGAAAAACGCTTCAGGGTGAGTGTATTATCGCGGTGCTTTCTTCCGAACCATGGCGCCAGCTCCAGCAATGCAGGAACATCCCTGATCGTTGGCTCAACATGAGATTTCATGAAATCTTCTGCAGCAGAATCTGTTGGCTGAAAAAGCAGACTGTTACGGGATTTATGCTCAATAAAATAAGCCTCCACCCCCAACAGCATTTTGGTGTAACCAACGCGCGCCGATTTAATCAGATTAACGGTGCGGATCCGGTCATTTCCCATGCTGTTCATAATGGCAACCTGAAACGGCAGGGTTTCCCATTGCCCGGGGGTATATGAAGATTCTTTCGGCAGATAATAATGTTGATCAGCCCACTGAACCGTCGTCAGTGGAACCGGAATATTGAGAGATAAAAGCCCTGTAGCTACCGCACCGGCTGCATTAGCTGCCTTCTGTGCGTCTGAAATCATCAATCCACCTGCCCACGTTTTCACCGGCTTTAGCTGCAACATTGGAGGCTTTCGCGATTTCAGTTTTCACCACATCAAGGTGTGACGGTGAAATATCCGGATATTTACGCTGTAATGTCAGCGGCACACGTACAAGTATCCCCGAAATCTCCTGTGCCACACGTTGCAGAATGAAGGTAAACAATTCCGTTTCCAGCACCAGCCCTTCTTCACGGGCATTTTTCAGCTCCTGTGCGTCAGCCTGTGCTTTGGTGAGCCGGTAGCGTTCATAGTCAATGGTGCCGGGTTGTAAATCTGATTCTGCAGCCGCACGCAAATCTTCCAGTTCTTTGCGGAGCTTTTCGTTTTCGATATCAGTTTCTCTCTGCGCGTACCACTGAATTGCCATCGCGGTATCAAACACAGATTCAACACCCTTGCTACCTCCGGAGACGCAAGATAGCCCCTGAGACTGCCAGCGTTCAATCGTTCGCGGATCCACGTTGAAAATTTCGGCAAGTTTCTTTTTGTTAACTTTCACAATACATTTCTCTATCAAATACAGGGTCCGACATGAAAACGCTTAAAATGCCCTTTTTCGGGTGTTTTCATGTCGGACCTTTTACTGATGTGATGTCAGAAAAAACAAATAGTTATGCGCGAGAAGTACCGACATGCTTTTTCCTGAAAAATTTTCATAAATAGCGCGTTTTTGCGCGTGCTATGACCCCCGGTGTTTCAGATTCTGGAAAGGACCCGTAAAACGTGAGGTAAATCACACACATATCAATAAAGCAATATTGAAATACGCGCACAAAACCACAATGTTCGTATGGTCACAATGTTGTGATGTTTTAATCAGGATATTTTTATGAAAAAAACAGGCATTCCATATGGAAGTGATACATCTTCTGGGACGTACTCCTGTGATGATTGCGGATACACTTTTACAAAATCCTCCAATACATCCCTCCCACCTTGCCCAAACAGAAACGTTAAGGAGCATACGAAAAACTCATGGACTGCTTTAAGCGGCCAGGGTGATGCAAAAGAAGATCCATATCCGTAATGCCTTTGCGCCCTTGTCAGGGCGCATTTTTATTTCTTATTAACTAATTACAACAAGCATTATCGCAGCCCCTCACTGAAGGGCTGCTGTAATGCCTGTTACTCAGTAACAACTGCGCCTTCCGGTAATTTCATACCGGCAAATACCGGACAGCCCGGATGGCGATCATCTTCTGTTGCTTCCAGCATTGACTCACCAAACCACTCCGTCGTGGCGCGACCATCAGCTGCTTTGTAGTGGATCAAGTACTGGTTTTCGCCATACGCATACTGCGCGCGGGCTTTAACCTCACCCCATTCATCACTGATGCGCATCTCCACCAGTTGAGACAACTCAAACTTAAACGGAGCAGCATCAGCACCAATTACAATCGGTTTGTTTTCTGTTTTTTCCATCATCGTCTCCTGATATCGAAGCCCGTCGCCGCACCGGGCACTGATCAACATTTGAGTATTCGCGGCGACAGAAAGAATTTATTTTATTGAATAGCCACTAACACAGAATTTCATGCTTTCCGGACGCTGGCGAACCCTTCATTTTTCAGCAAAATATTCTGCTTTTACAGGTGATCAGTTCTGCAGACACTGCCGAACGCCATCGATAAGCTGGCAGACCTGAGAAGCCGCATCGAAAAGCTGGCGCGCCTTATCCAGGCTGACGCATCCCACCAGAAAAAAAGGCACCAGTATCGCTACCAGTGCCCATTTCGCCGTCGTTCGCGGCACTCTGTGTGTCCAGTGTTTTCGCGTCATAACACCACCAACGCACAGCCCAAATCAGAACAGCGACCGCCACAAGGCGAATTGCAAAGGCCGCAGCCCTTGTCAAATCAAGGCTCGCGGGAGTTTCCACTTCAATACCTTTCATGATGGACAACCTCAAAAAGAATCTTTTATACTTTCCCACGAGGATTTTCTCCGTACTCACTACTCACAATTTCCTCTTTGGCGTGAAAACTCAAAACCCCGGACTGTTCCAGCAGCCGGGGTTTTGTTTTTTTTTATTTACTGCCCTGGGTGCGGCATCTGGCTATTTCATTCCTGGCTTTACTGTCACCGCGACAGATACAACGCACCGTGTCTCCGGTCAACGTGGTAATGTAAGCCTCATCCTCTTTTTCTACCGGAATACATGGAATATCCCCGCCCCGGCAATACTCAATTTTTGCTGCAAGATGAGTGTCACGCGGATAGAACTCCAGACGATACATATCTCCCAGGACATGCACTTCCTCAACCTGGCGACCATCTTCAGTTACGGTAATTTTTTTCAGTGCGTACATACGTACCTCCGTTCTTTCGTTTTTTGAGCAATAAAAAAGCCGCTCATGGCGGCCCTGTATGTTTTGCAAGCTATCGCTTCAATTGAAAATGAGGCCCGTCTTTCAGTGTTTTCCAGTCCCCGCCCCATTCGATGGCAGTTCCCAGCTCTGCGGCAGCCTGCTTAAATGCCTGTGCGATTTTCTCGTACAGAGGCCAGTCCCATGACACCTGGCTACCAACATAAGCCACAACATCCACCGCATCACCGGTCAGGTGACGGCTGTTCATGGTCTGGCTTTTCCCTTCCGCGACCAGTTGTTTCTGGCACTCTTTCGTGCGCAGACCTTCCGTAATACCGAAATCAACCTCCGTCAGTTCAATGGCGCGGTGAACGACAGCAACCAGCTGTGGTTTGACGCCCTCCAGATTTTTTTCACTGCGGCGGCTGAATCTGAATTTACCCGACATATTCACCTCAACAATGGAAAGATTTTTGTGACATTCCCGCGTGCACGTATCACCAGCACGCAGAACAGCAGATTAAAAAACACTTCAAGCCAGCCCGTTGCTAACGGACGACCACACAGATAGCTGAGGGGCGCAAAGGCATACAGCAGCATCAGCAGCCAGGCCAGCCATGACATCAGCGGTTTATGCCTGGAATCACGACGACGATAAAAAAAGAGCGTCAGCACGATAACCGTGCATAACGCCACATTCAGCAATCCGGGAAGGTTACTTAACATTACCGCCTCCTCCGCCTCGCAAGCGGGAGAACAGTCCTGACACCAGCGATGCAATATCCTGCTGGTGGATGAACGACAGAATCTTCACCGACACCACAGACACCAGCACTGCACACAGCGCGTCGACAGATTTACTGTGAAGCCCCAGTTTTTCGACCAGATAAGACGCCATCACATCCGCCCCCAGTACGCCGATAATAAACGACACCAGAAAATGCGCCGCCACCCGCCAGACAGAAAGCGCCTGCGGCATCGTTGCCACAAACAACGCCCCGGCGAACGCACCAAACACAATCCCGAAATCCGTTCCGGTAAACAGCCCGAATACCGTCGCCCCGCCGAGCGCCGCAGCCGTGCCGGAACCGGACAAGGGTTCAGACATACTTTTTCTCCTGTAAATAAAAAAGGGCCACCAGCGGCCCATAAAAACAACACCCGGTCAAAGGCACCCGCAGATGCCTTTTATGCGGTGCTATTTTGTTTTGCGCAGTAGAGGCCAGAGCACGGCCAGCACAGCACCACCAACACGCCCTCAGCAAGCACCGACATCAGGTGTCAGGTGAAATTGATGCTTCTTTTATGGAACGTAGGTATTACCTTAAGGGTAAACCGGCAAGTGCTGAGTTATTTGAGCAAAGTAAAGTGATGATCTTCACCCAACTACAGACCAAAAAGGGGCGTGAACGCCCCTGTGTTTATATGACTTTAACGAAAACACTGACCAAATTTAATCAGCATCCACAACACTAATAATATCTGCGTCCAGAAACAAAAGACGCGCATAAATAAACCGTAGATTCTCAGTTAAACTTCACCTGGGCAAAGCCTGAGCCTGAACTGCAGGTATTAGATATGATTGTTACAGTCATCCCTGTCAGCTGAGCACTTTGTAACAATGGCTGCAAATTCCATCTGTTCGTCCAGTATTCTCTTCCTGACACCTTCACAGTAAAGGTATTATCCTCATTATACTTGGAAAACTCAATTTTACCTTTAGCACAATCCGCCGCCATTGCATTAACAGAAACCAATGCAAATAAAACCGCTATAAACATCTTCTTCATTCTTAACTCCTTTCATTCACCAGTTGTATATAAAGACTGTGACTTTCTGTTCAGAAACGCTGCTGCTGTATTACTTTCCCATAATGTATTGTTTATTTTTATAACGGGCCTGTCGCCAGTTATCTGACATTCTGGTTGACTCTCTTCATTCACGGCGCGAACAGAACGCGCGCCCTGATGATGGCAATTCAGTATAACGGCCACAGTACCAAGTATCGCTGATATATTATTAAAGGATATTCTCCCCACTCTGACACCAGCCTCTCCCCGATACTCCGGAAGCACATTGCTGATTCTCCCCCAGTTCAGAGTGAGGTCCACGTCTTCCGGCGTCATCGTATAAACAGGAGCAGTTTCAGACAGTGCCAGACGAAATTCTCTCTGTATTTGCCTGAACCGTAAGGCTTCTGCTGTGACAGTGACAAAACGCAGAACTGCTCTTGATGCATCTCTGGTCATTGTATTACCACTGAACTCCATTAACGCCAGATATGATGAAACCAGTGAGTGACGACTGATTTGCATTCCGGAACGTTCCAGCGCTGCGACACGTTGCAGAGTGGTATAACTGCTGTCCGTTGTCATGGAAATAGTTGTCACACCGGGCAATGATATATGTGCAAAATCTGAAAATCTGTAGAAAGTATTTGTTGTCGTATTAACAAATCCAGCCACATATAAATTATTTCGTTCAATAATCAGACGAAGATGGTCAAAACGCTCCTGATAAACATCAAGCCCTCGTATACCTACGGAAATATAACTTCCTGGTGGTGTATGATTAATAACGGATACCGATGTAGCTCCCTGAGATATATGTTCAAGAGGGGTCGATATCGCTGTCCGTATACTATTTAACGAAGATACATAACTTTGTTGAGTCGAAAAGTCTATCGTAAACTCCTGGGAATAGGATACCGAAGAAAAACCCAGTAACAGACACAGTATCCACTTTAACAATATACACTTCATATACATATATTCCTTTTAGTTAAGGTAATCAGTACCAGACCCGGCGCAGATACAAAAAAGCCCGCAGAAGCGAGCCAGGGAAAATAAGTGTGGCGCGTTGTACTGGATTCGAACCAGTGACCGATTGCTTAGAAGGCAATTGCTCTGTCCGACTGAGCTAACAACGCATGATGCAGATAATGGACCGCCATCCAGGACTCGAACCCCGCACCAACAACCCTGTTATCGTGTCGTCTGCTCTTCCTGATGAGCTAATGGCGGTATGTTATGGTGGCCCTTGCTGGATTTGAACCAGCGACCTGGCGATTATGAGTCGCTCGCTCTCACCACTTAGCTAAAGGGCCGGGCGCAGGATAATAACGGTACGTAACTAATTCTGCAATATCATCCGTTCTGACTGACTAAATCCTGAACTTCCCTCACCGTCTGCTCAAAACGCCCGGTCTCCAGCTCAACGCCAATTGCACGACGTCCCAGCGCCATCGCTGCTTTGACCGTCGAACCCGACCCCATGAAAAAATCTGCAACCAGATCTCCCGGACGACTGCTGGTGGTAATTATCTGACGCAACATCTCCGCCGGTTTTTCACAGGGATGTTTGCCGAGGTAATACTGTACAGGCTTATACATCCAGACATCCGTATACGGAACAGCAGCCGATACAGAAAAATAACGCCGCAGTGATTTGTATTCCTCCAGCAGGCTGGCATATTGCCGGTTCAGTTCACTGTATGTGCTGACCAGCTGGTGGTGTGGCTTTTCCAGTTCCCCGCGCTGATGTTTTTCTGCTGCAGCACGCGCAAACAACGCCTGCAATTTGTTGTAATCACCCTCGTTCGGCAACTGCCACTGACTTGTACCAAACCAGTGTGACGCCATGTTTTTCTTTCCGGTCGCTTCCGCTATCTGTTTCGATGTTACCCCAAGTGAATCACGCGCATCACGAAAGTAAGAAATCAGCGGGGCCATGACGTGCTGTTTAAGCTCGCGCCCCTTTGCCGCATAGCCGTCATGTTTGGGCTGATATGGCCCCTGATAATGTTCGGCAAACAGAATGCGCTCTGTTGCCGGGAAATACGCCCGCAGGCTTTCCTTGTTGCAGCCATTCCAGCGTCCGGACGGCTTCGCCCAGATAATATGGTTCAGCACATTAAAGCGTTTACGCATCATGATTTCGATATCAGACGCCAGGCGATGACCACAGAACAGGTAAAGACTTCCGGTGGGCTTTAATACACGCCAGAATTGTGCCAGACACTGGTCCAGCCATTTCAGGTAATCATTGTCGCCCTTCCACTGGTTATCCCAGCCCTCGGGCTTCACTTTAAAGTATGGCGGGTCTGTGACTATCAGATCGACAGAGTTTTCCGGTAAGGTCTGGATAAATTCCAGGCAATCAGCGTTGATTAACTCGCAACTGGATATTTTTACAGTATTAGCCATAGATCAATAAGCACTTCTCTGATAGGCTCATACCGCTTTTGCGCAAAGCAGATGGGCCTGAGGTTTGCTTGTGACCCCAACGCATGAGCAGATGGCTGGCAGGTGCCGCTAACACCCACTAGCCGCCCATTACCACAAATAAAAAAGCCTTCACTGCGGAAGGCGTCTGTAACAACCGAACTGATAATCTGCCAGACCCGCCATAACAAGCTGAGTCAGTATTAACTGGCAGCGTTCGCGTGAAAGGTAAGTATTCTGCGCAATTTCCCCGACGGTCGCCGGTTCGGTGACGCTTAATTCATTAAACACCACTCTGGCGGTTTCGGTCATATCCTGCTGTTTTAGCATGTCTTTTCCCTTTTCCGGTTAACGTGACATACCAATAACTCTTGTCGAAAAAGCCAGCAAGCTGAAAGACCAGTATTCGCAACCACCAGCGCGTTTAACGTCCCGTGCCGCTTTCCGGGCACAAAAAAAACCGCTCAGCGTGGGTTTAAGCTGTGTGGCAAAGTAACCACTCTTAACACATTACAATAACTTTTGCGTACGCGTTAGCTCTTTTGTATATTTAACTTTTCTCTAATTCTAAAGGTAAAAGGTAACGACTAGTGAAAGCGAACGACTACCTGTTTGGTCTTCAGGCAAGAAACATCTCTTTCAGGCTTCTTCAAGGCGAATTAAAGTATTTTAATATGAAGTCAGCTAGGGGGTGGACAGAGTTGCTATCTGATTATGCAAGTAATAATGAAAAGGATATAATAAATAATCTCAAGGAGATTTACCTCAGCCAATTGAATTACAGCAATCGGGCCGTATTTTTTGCTCAACTGAATAATATCACTGACGCAATCCTCTTGAAAAAAACCTTGTTAAATCTGATTAACAGCAACGATAAAGATTATCAAGAATACATTGCCACCTACCCATTGCCAATAGATAGCGCAACACATAAAAAAGTCAAAAAATTAAGACCAGTCTGCATATCCCACTCTCAACATGGTAACTCGATCACTATTACAACAACTTATCTTCGTCCATTCAAAGAAAGAAGTGCAATTGAAACAAATACACTAAGCCCAGCAACACAAAAAGAACTCAATTGTTTTGATGAAATAATTGGAATAAAAGATAGATACATCCAATGTTTTGACACAATTACTTTTAACTATGTTTCCGGCGAAATAACATTTGAAATCGACATGTGTACAAATCTTAACCATAATGAATTGGAGCGCGCATCAACAAGATATCGTAGAATATTAATGTACCTTTTCCATAAAGAGAATTCATATCACGTCGCCTTCATTAGAAAAAATATATTTACTGCTATCGATAAACTTTACAAATCTGCCGATGGTACCATTTTAAAACTTGGGCATGCCACAGGAACAGGCTCAGTAAAAGAAGAAAAAATGAGAAAGAGAAAAGATGATTTAAGGAAGGAAAAATATCATGCCGCAGGCTTAGCGGCAATTGGAGGAAAAACTAATAACTTTAGTATTTCTAAACAATGGAATGGAGCACACAATAACATTTTAACAATGCATGTACCCGGACATTTTTCTTTAATTTCATCCTCGCTACCATTTATAAATCATGTTATAATCGAAGGGTGTGTTTGTAAATCAGATTATGAGTTATTGATGTCAAAGGTTTTCTAAATGAATAAGCAGGAAATGAAAGATATCATACAACATTCTTTTGCTACCGACAGCAAAGTTGGTTTTGCATGTATGAATATTTATCATTACCTGCTTAATGAAGATCTGGATAATTTAAAATATATAACATTCAATAACTTGCAAAAAGTCAGTAATGTTGATCAAAGTATCCTTTACGAGGCAATTACTTATCTATCTGGAGAAAAAGCACCAATATTATCAATCGGATACGAATATATTGATGGTGATGACATTTTTGAAATCTCTCAAGATGAGTTAAGCAAAATATATTCAGAAGGAACATTTTATTTCGATGGCAAACCAGTCCTCAATTGGCAGTCGAAAGTTTACATTTACTTTTATGCATCAGAGTTCTGGAAAGGCCTAGAATGATGGATAATCAGAATAATTTTACGTTAGAATCGCTGAAGTTCGCAGCGTCATTCGATGAGAGCGCAGCACGCCTTTATCGAAGAATTACATGCAATTCATACGATAAATTTATTGAAATGTTTTATATTGACTTAGAAAAAACAATCAGATTGATTGAAAAAAATGCAAGCTTAATGCAAAACGATGGAGAAGACCGTTTATCTATAGAAATAATTAATATACTAATTGGCTTCGGATATGATTCTGGTCATGATAATTATATAAATGGGCACTCAGACATTGTTGTAAGTTTCAAAAACTACACATGGATTGGAGAGGCTAAAATTCATAGCTCATACGACTATTTAATGGAAGGATTCCATCAATTATGCTCTCGTTACTCCACAGGAAGTGAAGATGATTGTCAAGGAGGATTAATAATTTATGTGAAAAGCAACAATGCATTAGATGTCGTAGAGAAATGGAAAAAAACATTAACCTCTAAAAAAGATGACTTTGAAGATTTTTATTTATCCGATTGCAAAACAAGAGAAAAGTTGAGCTTTTACTCTAGCCACAAACACCCTAAATCTGGATTACCATACAAAGTAAGACATTTCGCTGTAATATTGGGATTTGCACCTAAAGACAAAAGTGCGAGAACAGCAAAGTCCAGAAAATAATAAGTTTTATTATCTGGACCAAGGCTGTTTTTATCTATTTAGAATACACATAATACCATCAATAAATCCAAGTGCAGTTTGCAACTCCTTTCTAATAGTTCCATCCGAGCATTTCCGCTTCTTTGCGATTGTACGGAGTGAAATCCCGATAACAAAGTGAGCAATGATCAGCTCATATTCTTCTGGTTTATATTTCCGCAACCGGGCCACACATCCATCAATCATAATTCCTTCATCATCATCGCACTGGAGACGTGACTTTTTACCGTGTGGTAGAAGCCCCTTGAAACCAGCCGCTATCGGCTGCCAGTCGACACCACTATTTTCTGCTGCAGCCCAAGCCCCCCAACGATCTAAAACTTCGTACATATCACGCATCAGCGCAGTACCTCCTGCACCAGTTTTTCAAACTTTCCAACTTTGGTTTCCAGCTCCGCCACACAATCCACCAGCTCATCCACTGCTTTTTGTGCGCGATGTTTCGCCTGCATCAGTTCCCTGAGCGCTGGTACCATATCCCGACGAATGGCATCTTTTGTTACACCTGTTTTTTCCAGTTGTTCCGCCTGCCGCAACATTTCCTGTGCCTGTTTACGTAATTGCTCAGGGGTAAAAGTCATTGTCTGGTTGTTCAAAAGAAACGCTCCATCTTACTGCTGTCAGTTCGTTTGTTGCTGTATCTGCGCGGCTGGGGTTGCTGCATTGGGGCGGAAAGAATCTGTGCGCTTTCCTGATCCACAGGCAGAAAATGTCCGTTATAAAAACGCCGGTAAATCGTCCCCAGAGAACCGTTACGTTGTTTCGTGATATTGATTTCTGCGATGCCCCTGGCCTGCGTATCCGGGTTGTACACTTCATCCCTGTAAAGCATCAGAATGATGTCAGCATCCGCCTCTATTTCTCCGGAATTTTTCAGGTCTGAGTTCATGGGGCGTTTATTGGGTCTGGACTCCACACCACGGGAAAGCTGGCTCAGCGCAATCAACGGAAAACCACCGGATTTTGCCAGGCCTTTAAGCCCCTTTGAGATTTCACCAACGGCAAGGTCATGACGCCCCGTGGTTCGGGTTTTTATCAGCCCGAGATAATCAACCACCACCAGCGCCGTTTCCGGATGTTTAATCAGGTGGTGTTTCGTTGTTGCGCATATCTCGTCAATGCTCAGGTTCGCCTGGTCCACCATCCAGATATTGCGCCCGGTCATCCGCCCCACCCCTTGAGAGAAACGTGCCCAGTCTTCGTCTTCAAAGTGAGTGACAGATTTCAGGCGTGATACCGGCATTCCTCCAGCCGCAGATACCATGCGTTCACCAATCTGGATGTTCGCCATTTCCATTGTGAACAGAAGAACACCATGCCCCTGCTCAGTCACCTTGTCGATGATATCCAGCGCCAGTTCGGTTTTGCCCATTGACGGACGAGCCGCAATAAATACCAGGTCGCCGGGCTCCATGCCGCCTGTTTTTGCGTCCAGTTCATCAATACCGGTCATCAACGTCCTGGATTTCTCCAGCCCCTGATTCCGGCATTCAACACGCTCAACCACCTCCGGAAGCACATCATCAATATGTACCGGCTGAATAATGCCCTTTTCCGTCGACAATGAGGCCATCATGTTCTGCGCATCCTTCAGGGCATCTTCAGCTGCTTCACAGGTATGCGCATCACGTAATTTCTGCAGCGCCTCATTCAGTGTTTTTTCTGCATCACGCAATGCGGCATTACGCCGCAACGCCGTAACATAGTGCTCCAGTGACGACTTCACCCAGGTTTTGCGCCCGGTATCAGTAATCACCGGGGCAAGTTCCGGCATCTCATTACACAACAGCACAGGGTCAATCACGCCTGAAACACGGGCCTGTCGGCAGATGCCTGTGTAGATATCCCGATACGCTCGTACAGAAAAAACGTCTGCCGGCAATGTGGCCAGAATATCCATCACTTCATGATCTGCCCCTCGCAGAAAAAACGCGCCAATGACAGCGCCTTCCAGGTCATCGTTACGCCAGACAGGAGAAGTCATGCTGCCACACCTCCGATATGTGCACGGTAACTTTCCCAACCAAACACCAGGCAGTTACGCCCACCATCAGTAACGCGATCCACAATCCGTTCACCAATGGACTCCTTAAGTTGGTCAAATGTCAGATTACTAATCAAAATTGTCGGTAAAACGCTTTCGTAACGTGCATTGATGATTTCCTGCAGGATGGTTATCTCTGTTGGCGTACCAAACTGCACACCAACCTCATCGATGATGAGCAGGTCCAGCGATACAAAATGGTCAATAACTTCATCTTCAGTGCGTTCAGAATTGTGACGCCAGGTATTTTTCACAGCGCGGGTCAGTCGCATGACATCCGTAATTTCGACAGTCGCCAGGTGGTGGCGAATAATATTTTTTGCCATTGATACAGCCAGGTGATTTTTCCCGGTACCGCAATTGCCAATCATGATCATGCTGGTACCCGCAGCAAGACACTTCTCCCATGAACTGGCATAGCGCCGACAAGCCTCAAGATTTCTCTGTGCGTCAGCATTCACAGCCTGGTAGTTCTCAAACTCGCAGTCCTGGAAGCGGCGGGCAATACCAGCTCTGTCAAGTAATTCATGAACTTTCAGGATGCGTAACGCCTCCTGTACCTGATCCAGTTCATTCGCAATGCAGGTCGGGCAACCAGACACCCGTTTGATGGTTTCCCCACGAACATCTGGCCCTTTCAACACCAGACGTGTGTATTTCCCGTGTTTCTCACACTCAGCAGTTTCCTCGCTTGTCAGCCAGTGTTCACAGCGCCACGGACGCTTCCCGGCACGGGCAAACTGCATCTCCTCCTCCAGTTCCGCCCTGCGGTTGAGCAATTGCGCTTTATCGTGTTGTGCGTAGTGTTTTTTTAACTGTTCAAACATTGTTCATCACCTCGAAAAATCACCAGTTGAAGTTCGTTGAACCGTAGTCCTGCTCACTGAATCCCGAGATCGGGAGGCCGGTAGTTCGCCCACCTCCGGGAGCGGCTGGCTGTTGCCAGGATTCCTCGAAATGGCGATCGGGTCCAAAGAACGTCGCGGCCTGCTTCACGAACTGTGTGCCGGTATTTCCTGTAGCACGTACCCAGGCGGCATACCGCTTCACACCATCAAGCATGGTCTCCGGTTTTATTCCCTCCCTGATACGAGCTTTCCAGGCTTTGAAGGCTGCTGACTTGGAATTGCCACCAGCACGTTTGGGATATTCCTGCCAGGCCTGTTCAAATTCCGGTGAATATTCCTGTCGGGCAGAACGCGCTGGTGCAGACGCGTCAGCGGATGCGCCAATAGTGTTTTTAGTCTCCGTTGTAATCTCTGTAGTAATCTCTGTATTTGTATCAACATTCGGCGTATCCCCTGTTCCGTTATGACGTTGGGGGGTGTTCCGTTTTAACGTAATAGCTGTATCGCTGATTGCGTTATTGCTGTTACTTTCTGGCGAAACAGAAGAAGGAGTAGTAATGGCAGCAATTGCCTGTGGGTTGATCCCGACAAACAAAATATTGCTGCATTTCACACCATCGAGCATTTCCACCGTGCGTAAATCCAGGGAAATAAACCCGGCATCACGAAGGCGCTTCAACGCATCCGCGGTTTCCCTTTTCCCGAAACCAAACTGCTCAGCAAACGCCTGATAACTTCTTTGCAGCTTGTCCCCCTGAAAACGCTTGCGATATCCCAGCAAAGCCCCGGTATGCTCATCCCTGACTTCTGTCGGGCGGTACCAGTAAACGATCTCTGAGAGCAGGGCGATAGCGGTCGCATCCGGACGACCACTGGGTAGCCGAATATGTTTCCACCAGTTCGCTGGTGTGACATTGCCGGAAATATTAATTTGACCAATAGCTATAACTTCCGGTGTGGGGGCGTAACGACTCATACAGCCTCCTTACGCGGCATAACAATGGTGTAACCCCGGGCAGGCTGGAGCCGGGCTTTTGCATCAATAGTGAGCGTTGCAATTTTTCGGATACGCAGATACCCTGCCCTTTCTAGGGCCAGAGCTTCTCTGAACATTGCCTGTTTTGAACAGCAACAAAAATCGGCAAGGACTTGGTGATCAATAACCCTCTCACCTTCACCGTCTGAAGAACCCGACATCAAAACACGCAACATAATCAGGCGCTGAATCGGATTATCGAAAACACTTCCGCATACAAACTGAAAACAGTTCACACGGCACCTCCCAGGCGTTTAAACATTTTTCCGGACTGAAACGCCACCAGTGGGTAACTGATGGTGTAGTTACGCCCCAGTAATTCACACACAACTTTCTGGCTTTCGGTACTGACCAGGCAAACCCGCAGAATATGGCCGTTGCTGGTGGCAAACCACTGCCCCACACGGGGGCAACGGTTGTATCGGTGATACAGGGAATTAACGATGCGACGAATCATGGGCGCTCCTCCCATTGATTACGGCGGAAAGCAGTGTGATTCAGGCTGGTTTCAGCCTCATGGAATGCTTCAATGCAGCTCTCGTAGTACCGCATTGTGCGCAGACTTAACCCAAGCTGAAGCATCATCAGACCATCAAGGGTGATGTAATAACCACGCAGGGAATCGCCATACACGTGGTAAGTACCCGGAATGAAATTACGGGAGAAGAATTCACGTGAGCAGTTCAGATACTCGATTTTGTCGACGATGTTCTGGTGCATGCGCTTAAAGTGGCAGGCAACATGCAGGGAGAAAATAACAGCTTTGCCGTTGACGACTTCGATTTTCAGGTATGGGGAAGTTGGGACTGTAGCCATGATGGCAGCCTCCGATAACAGTGAATTACCTTCACCACCGGAAACGCCAATTTCGCTGGTGGTGAACTGAACGGGGTTGGCGTAACCGGCGTTATCGGAAACCGGCGCACCTTTCGGTGCCCCCGCCCAGCCCACCATAATTTGGGTGTGCGCAGACGCAGACGATAAAAAAGACGCTGGTGCGTCATATATCGCCGATAACATTTCCAGGACGCCAATCCCGGCACCCGCTTTATAAGGTGCAGAGACAGTGTAACGTCCCGAAATTGCAGAATCAATATTTAGGCTTGAAACATTCATATGCTTACTGGTATTTTTACTAACGCAAATGTTCTTGGCTGTTACTGGCTTACTTCTTTGTGAGGTTGCCTTTACTAACGTTGAGCGAGCCGGGTCACTACCCGGCTTTTTTTCACCGCTGCCAACCAATAACCTGAAATAACCCCATTTTCGGGTGATACCAGCGAGTCCCTCGCGGTTCTGCTTCCTCCATAACCCGATAAAAAGCAGCCATAAACGGTTCCACAGCAACAATTGCGCGACGTGACAACAATCCGTCCGGCGTCATGAACTCATGGGTGTCTGTAGGAATTTGATAGGCGTTCACCAGATTGCGGCATTTATCATCTGACAAACCGGTTTTTGCTTTCAGTTGGCGATATCCGGCATAGCCCTCACGAATGGTACCCCTTTTGATTTGCTCAACTGTTTCGGCGACGTGGCTGACTTTTTCTTCCACCTGAGTGATCCGTTTCTGCTGACGAACGGCTTCAAGAGCCATCGCAGCAACCATTTCAATTTCGCTCATTGGCTTACGGATCTGTTCTTCCAGTTCACGCCAGCGATCTACCAGGCGAGCAGTGAATTCAGGGCAGAGCTGTGCGACGACAATGATGCTGTCGCGCTTACCTTGTTCTCCTTCAAACAGGTAATGCTCATATTGAACTTTAAAACCTAAGTTATTGATTTTCTCGGAAACAGCCATTGGCGGTTTCCGGATGATGTTTTTAGCAACCAGGCGTTCGATACTACGTTTAACATCTGAGTGCTGACTACCCACCAGCTCTGCGATCTCAACGCTGGTCATGGATGCTTTGTCGTTAAAAATTGCGGTGTTCACTGCCATCTCCTTACGGATAAATTCTTTTAAGATTCCGCACATTCGTACTTATTGGTGCCGAACCTTCCTTCAGTTATCCTTTTGATCCCTATAAACAAAAGAGCCAAAGGAGGTTCGACATGTCACAAAAAAACGATATTCCTGTTTTTCCTATTACAGCCTGGCAGGCTGGACCATTGCCCGGTTATGGTGCGCTAGCATTAAAATTCCAGTACCTGGCTTCCCCTATGCAACCACTGGATTCAGCACAAGAAACTCAGTTCTTCGCGCTTACTCCCGAAATGGCTGAGACTTTGATATCCGATCTGCGCCGACATATTGAGACGCTGAAAAAATCCGGTATTCACAGCCCACAAGAAAACAGGCATTAATCGAAAAAACGGTTGCCACATAATTTCTTGAAAAGCGTCGCGCACTGGCGCTTTTCATTTCTCTACGATCAACAAGCATGCACCTCACTTCTCCTCCCCCGTGTGCGCTAAGCTTGGGTGTGTATATGGAATGTTCGGATCCAGATGGCAGAGAATGGCAACATCCTCCGGAACGCCCCGCGTTTTCCACTTTCCAACTCCCTGACTACCACGAGGCTTTCCTTTCTTTGGAAACCTACGGCCAATAGCGGCATTGGTTTTAAATTGAGTTTTTAATATTTCATAAAGGGTCATTCTTTAGCCTCACACCGGATACTCTGTTATCCAAGAATGTTAAACGCGAGAATCCAAAGTATCAAGAGATTCTGTTACTTTAGTATCAACAGCCATGAAAGGAGAAGAAAAATGAAGTCTTTAGGTGAACGCCTCATCAACGCACGACAAAAAGCTGGGTTAACGCAAGATGCGTTGGCTAAAAAAGCAGGGGTCACCAGAGTTGCAATCAGTAAAGCCGAGCAAGGCCTTACAAAAAGTTTCAACGGTGACACCCTTTTTAAAGTCGCAGCTGCACTGCAGTGTTCACCGCAGTGGCTTCAGAACGGAGATGAAAAAGATAAGCATTGGGAAAATAATGTTAAGAGCTGCCCACAGAGAGACACAGCACACTCTTACCCTGTAATTAACTGGGTTCAGGCAGGATTATTCGCAACTGCTGGTGATGACTACAACATGTATGATCAGGATAACTGGAGGCATTCTGTAAAATACGCAGGTGAGAGGGGGTTCTGGCTGGAAGTGCACGGAGACTCAATGACTTCGCCCGTAGGAATAACATTTCCTGAAGGAATGTCGATCCTTGTCAACCCAGATAAAGAAGTTTTTTCAGGGTGTTACGTCATCGCCAGAAAAAAATCCACCAATGAAGCAACATTCAAAAAATATATTTCTGAAATGGGAAAGGCGTTTCTAAAGCCCCTTAATCCACAATATCCAATCATAGAAATGGACAATGATTGCGAAATAGTAGGTGTTGTAGTTGATGCCAGGTGGGATATTTTCTGACCAGACTCAAAACACAAAAAGAAACCAAAGTATCAAAAATCACTTGCCACACCTTGATACCTTAGTTACCATAAAACAAAGTTCGTAACTGAGGTATCATCTCATGATCAATAAAGCTACAACTCTTGACTGTCTTGAAGAACTGAAAAACCTCGGCAGTCTCATTACACTAATAGCCAAAGCAACGCCAGATGCTACGCTCTCTGGCGATATCGAGTCATGCGCAGGACTGGCATGGGATATGACAAATAGCATATCCAGAAAGCTATCGTCAGCAATGCTTTTACAGAACAAAAATTCTGCAATCAACAACCGTCTTCGCACCCAACGCGAGGCCTGCGGCTTAACAACCGCCGAACTCGCCAGGCTGCTCGATCTCGATGAAGAAATTATCATCCAGTGGGAGAGCGGAGAGTATGAACCAACTATCAGTATGCTTATCCCACTGGCAAATATTCTTGGCTGCGATCCGATGTGGCTGTTAACTGGCGAGGTTACTCCTCCGGAGCAACCAAAAAGTGAGGAGCAGCAACACCATGACGCATCTCAACAAGTTTGCTCCTTATCTCGCGAAGCTCTGAATTTTGCATGTGAATATGCAAAAGCTGCTGCCGAAAAAGAATTAGCGCAATAACAATAAATATTCCCTGAATGTTTATTACGGTTTTATCGCCGGGGATTGTTGCAACCTTTATTCGCAGGAGATTATGTTATGACTTTCCTGAAACATAAGGCATCGTATAAAACTGCCTGCCTCATTGCACAACATGGAGATTCTTATCTTCATATAGCCAACCTGTATTTGCGCAAAGCATATGGGAGATAAGTCAATGGAAGAAAAACAACAAAACATAACACATAAAAAAGTAAGAGTGTTGCTAACCATTGAAAATGGTGAAGTAATTTACTCAAAACATCTGTTGGATAATGAATTCGTTGGCTGCATGGATACATTTCTGTGGATGGCAAAAAGAGCGGGTTACACGATTATTCCACCAGCAAAGGAGCAAACATTATGAATCATTCAGAGTTCCGACCAGAAGTTACGCCACATGGCATAAAAATTGGCAATACAACCATTGATTATGTTGAGGCCGTACAGCGGCTTAATGATGGTGAATACGATTATCCAAATTCACGCGGTTTAAGCATTCTCCAGTGCCTGGCAGAAGCCGATGAGTCCGGGATTTTAGAAAACTGTTCTATCGATATGAAGGTTGCACAGTGGCGCTGGCTGTATGTAACGGTATTTATTAATGAAGAGGAGTATAAGAACGGCACCATTGATATCCCTAACGATAACGGAACTACAGATCGCGCAGTTATTTATAAGGGGAAGCATGGTTGCATGAGTATATACCCAGGACCACTTCGCATTGCCCTGCAAAACCATGTCGAATGGGGATTTATTGAAAAATATGGCGAAGCTGAAGGCATGGGGCGAGTTCTGTTTCTCTATCAAAAAATGCTCATCGCAGATCCTGATAATGGTTTCATTGTCTCTGCTATGGGGCGCGAAGGGCTTGAACTCCTTCTGGATGAAATGATTAACGACCTGAATACTCATAGTATGCCAGAAGCGCCAGTGACACATTAAATATTAAGAAGAATATAATTCTTCCGTTTTTTACTAACCGTTTGTATGAAAAGCAACCGTGAATTAAACAGAGTAAAACTGATTTTAATCCTTGCCACAGTACTGACACTAACTGAAATCATTATTCTCTTTATTGTGCTGTCAGTCGGTTAAAAATATCGGGATACCACAGACCAATGAGACTGTATTTCACAATAGTAATTTTACTGGCAATTATCGCATGTATTTACGGATTACTTGTTCCGTTCCTTATATCCATGAAGGATACGATAGCAGTTATTTCTGGCTTTGCACTGGCGTTTCTGACCCCGCCCTGCATTTATGCCATTTACAAGGGTCTTTCTTTCACTAAGGATAAAAGATGAAAAAAATTATTTTTGCTTTAGCCATTGTTCTGCCGACTATTGGCCTTGTCGGTTGCGATCGCGTTGAACCAGGTAATGTTGGCATCAAGGTAAATAAACTGGGCGACGACAAAGGCGTCGGTGAGGTGGTCGGTGTTGGTCGCTACTGGACTGGCTGGAATACTGAAGTTTACATCTTCCCCACCTTCAAGCAAATGAAGACCTACGATGAACCGTTCAGTTTCCAGATGAGCGACGGTACAACCATCGGCTATCACATTGGCGTGGCCTACAAAGTTGATCCATCCAAAGTTACCACGGTGTTTCAGACCTACCGCAAAGGCGTGGATGACATTACCGACACCGACCTGCGTCAGAAGATCGCCGACGCACTTAACCGACTGGCCAGCAAAATGACCACCGACAAATTTATCGACGGCGGCAAGTCTGAGCTGCTGGATGCTGCTCTTAAAGACATTCAGGAAGAAATGACGCCCATCGGTATTCAGGTAATGAGCCTCTCATATGTGGGTAAGCCGGAGTACCCGCCAACCGTTATCGACAGCATTAATGCCAAAGTCACGGCGAACCAGAAAACACTGCAGCGCGAGCAGGAAGTTAAACAGCGCGAAGCGGAAGCCAACATGTTGCGCGCGGAAGCTGCCGGACAGGCTGATGCGATTCGCACAAAAGCCCAGGCTGAAGCCGATGCTATTCGTTTACGCGGTGAAGCTCTGCGCCAGAACCCTGGTGTTATGGAGCTGGAAGCCATCAATAAATGGAACGGCACACTGCCGCAATACATGACCAGCGGCGCCAGTACACCATTTATCCAGGTTAAATAACTTATATGCCCGGCAGGTCGCCGGGCTAAGGGAAAAGCAGATGAACACCCATAATGCCCAACCGCAAATAATGAACTATGACCCGAATCTGACGTCATGCGGACGCATGACAAAACAAACCGTTCGATTAACTTTCGGGTTATGGGAATACCGCGAAACATTCGAAGTTACTGTCGGCGGCAATCTGACCGGACTGGATGTTATCAGTTGCGCTATTGAAAGCCTGTACGCAACACTGCCTTATGAAGAAGTCGAGGATGAGCGCACAGGGGGAACAGATATCATGGCCACCATTAATATTGGCGAACTGATATGTCAGGATGAAGACCTGTCCGGAGAACCCTGGCTTGCCGGGATGCTTATCTCAGCAGAAATTATCAGTATTGAACCGCTACAAACATACGACTCTGAAGTTCTCACTATTCAGAGAGCAGGAGAAAAATGTTCGCTTTGATTAATCAGGGACAACTGTATACCGACAGTGCCGGTTACCCGGTAAAAATTATTCGCTGCATAAATAACACTGTGTTGTACAGAAGAATGGATGGGCGAACACAGTCGGTAAAAATAAACGATTTTAATGAACTGTTTGAACGGCTCGATCACCAGGAATACCGACAAATTCTGGCAGAAACAGAACAGGAAACTCATCTGAAAAAATTACGGGCCATGAAAAGGAAATAAAGAATGAATAAAGCGTTTGAGCTATGGGTACGCCAGCGTTACGGCAATCGCTATGACCTGACGCGAGATGTTGACGGTTTCTACTGTCGTGAAATTGTGAAACGAATGTTTGAAGTGTGGTGCCACTGCCGTGGGCTGAATGTTGTATGAGGTGAACTGTGGGGCTGGATTGCGTACCTATATCAACCTACTGCCGCAACGCAGGAGAAACGGTTGATGCCGTTAACAAACGGATACAAAGAGGAATATGGAAAGAAGGGGTACATGTATTAAAAGTCGACGGAGTTAAAGAACGTTGGGTCGACTTAATGGAGATTACAAAATGGGCAAGAAAGAACAAGGATCACTATCTCTCCCTAGAGGAGTAACTATTCGCCAGCATAAAACTGGTAGCACTCTGGTTATCACTTTTACATATAAAGGGGTTCTGTGTCGGGAGCCCCTCTCCAGAATGGAAGTAAACGCGCGCGGTGTGAAGTACGCCGAGCGTCTGCTGGGAGAAATAAAAAATCAGATTATCGATGGTACCTTCGAATATGCAAAATACTTCCCCAACTCCCAAAAGCTGGAGTTGTTCGGGGGAGTGAAAAAAAACAAAAATATAAAATCTTACCTGGATGAATACCTGATTATCTGCCAGAACCGTAACCTGTCACCATCGACAATTAGAGGTTATGAAAAATGCCTGTCGGCGCTGTCAGCATTGCATAAATTTCATGTATCAGAACTGACACCTGCAGTACTAAAAAACTGGATCGCCAGCAGAAAAACAAAACTGAAAACTATCCGCAATAATCTTTCATTCCTGCGCAGCGCCATAGATGAAGCGGTGACCGATGGTTTGTTAACAATAAATCCTGTCACGCTAGTCAGCGCCAGCCGGTATCACGTATTGGACAACACACCAGGCAGTGATGATTACGAGGTCGATCCTTTTACACCAGCGGAGACGGCAGCAATCTATAACGCCTGTCATTACCCGGAATGGCGAAATCTGTTTCGCTTTGCCTTTAATACAGGACTGCGCAGCTCAGAATTGTGCGCGTTGCGCTGGATGGATATAGACTTTATCGGCAACACCGCGCATGTTCAGACTGCAAGCGTAGTCGGGGTAATCAAAAGCACCAAAACAAAAGCCGGCACCCGCAAAGTGCAACTGAACAGCGAAGCGCTGGCGGCTCTTCAGGCACAAAAGCCCTACACGGCGCTAAAGAGCGACTTCATATTCAGCGATCCGAAAACTCGCGCTCCTTGGGCAAACGCAGATGCGATCCGAAAAAAAGCCTGGGTACCAACCCTTAAAAAAGCTGGTGTACGCTATCGCAATCCGTACCAGACACGCCACACGTTCGCCACTCGGCACATTAGCCAGGGCGTTAACCTGTTCTGGCTTGCTGGTCAGATGGGGCATAAAGGACCGGAAATGCTGTTCAGACATTACGGCTCTTACCTTGCAGAATACGATGGAAAAACGGCGATTTCTGCAACCCCGTAACGGCAAAATATTTCAAAATGTTGTACAGAATCAGGACGTTACCGGGACAACAATATGTACGTAAAATGCACATAATTCATTGTTTGAAAAAATAAATCGTTCATATTCAATAAATTGGATTAATCACGATCACGGGTTCAACTCCCGCCAGCTCCACCACTTGCTCTTCCGGATACGTCCGGAGAAATCCTGAAAGCCCGCATGGCACAAGCTCTGCGGGCTTTTTTGTGTCTACCGTTGTCCGAGGATATCCAGCTAAATCCAGTGATTATTGGTATACGTTTAGGTATACGGTAGGATGTATACCTAAACGCGTATACCAATTCATGAAGGAACGGCTAAAGTGGCAAGAACGACACGCCCCCTGACCAACACAGAAGTTCTGCGCGCTAAAGCGTTAGAAAAGGATCTAACGTTGCATGATGGCGATGGTCTTTTTCTGCTCGTTAAAACGAACGGTAAGAAGTTATGGCGTTTCCGTTATCAACGTCCAACAACAAAGCAGCGAACAATGATGGGGCTAGGTGCATTTCCCGCCCTCTCACTTGCTGACGCCCGGCGGTTAAGAGCGGATTACCTTTCCTTGCTAGCCAACGGAATTGACCCGCAAATTCAAGCTGAGATTGTAGAGGAACAGCAACAAATTGCACTGGACAGTATTTTTTCAACAGTCGCCGCTAACTGGTTCCAGCTTAAAAGCAAAAGCGTTACCCCTGATTACGCGAAAGACATTTGGCGTTCACTAGAAAAAGATGTATTCCCTGCCATCGGTGAGATTCCAGTTCAGCAAATCAAAGCCCGAATGCTTGTTGAAGCCCTAGAGCCAATCAAAGCACGTGGGGCGCTAGAGACGGTACGTCGTCTGGTGCAGCGCATTAATGAGATAATGATTTATGCCGTAAACACAGGTCTGATTGATGCCAATCCAGCATCAGGTATTGGGATGGCCTTTGAGAAACCTAAAAAGCAAAACATGCTTACTCTCCGGCCAGAAGAATTACCGAAGCTGATGCGTTCTTTGATTATGTCTAATCTGTCCGTTCCGACACGTTGTCTTATTGAGTGGCAACTACTGACCCTTGTGCGCCCTTCTGAAGCCTCCGGTACAAGGTGGGCAGAGATCGATCTCGCAGCAAAGGTCTGGACGATTCCACCCGAACGGATGAAGGCCAAGCGTGAGCACATTGTTCCTCTATCTTCTCAGGCATTAGAAATTCTGGAAGTAATGAAACCAATCAGTGCTCATCGTGAACATGTTTTTCCCAGTAGAAATGACCCGAAACAGTCAATGAATAGCCAAACTGCTAATGCAGCACTCAAACGCATTGGTTATGGTGGGAAATTAGTTGCTCATGGGTTACGATCCATCGCAAGTACTGCACTCAATGAAGCCGGATTTAATCCTGATGTAATTGAAGCAGCTCTAGCACATAGTGATAAAAATGAAGTACGAAGAGCTTATAACCGCTCAACGTACCTTAATAAAAGAATAGAACTTATGGCATGGTGGGGAAGGTTTGTTTATAAAACAAACCTTTTATAACTATACTTTAAAGAACTTATTTGTCGAAGATAACTCAAGGATCGAGTTACTCATCATCATTTTCATGTCCGCATCTTCTGAAAACTTATCACTTAATATTGACACAATATATTGACCATTTATATTATTTGCTTCAAAAAATATATCTCTAATTTGATTCACATCGACATCTTCAATGCTATCATGAATAACAAAAGTAGGTCTCTTTAATTTAATCTTATCCACAAACTTAATATAAGCCAAATCAAATGCAGTTATTTCACCTTTCTTCTTGCCGCCATTACTGTTTGGTGTAACGCATGATATATCAAAATTACACTTACCTTTATCAACATCAAAGGAAAGATCAAAAATGTATCTTTCCCCATATATTTCCTTTGTAAGATCACCAAAAAACTCATTGAAAATCTCGATGTTTTTTTCCAGACCTTGAACTGCTAACTCTATTTCTAAAAGTAATTTCTCTCGACTATCTTCAAGAGATTTTATGAGGGCATTTGTATCATTAATACGCGAAAGATTAGACTCTATGCTAGCAAGATTTTCACGTAATTCAGTAAGCTTATTAAATAATTGATTTATAGACTTTAATGTTTCAGGTTCTTTGATTGTTCTAAATAGGGATGATTCTTGTTCATGAAGATCATTGATTTTTTTATTTACAGTTTCTATTTCTTCTTTTTTCTTTAACAATTCAGATTCTAAAAAACTGATTTTATTCTTAATAATATCATTATGGAACAATACCATTTCTTCGTAAGTCCTTTTAAGTTCCCCATTAAAATAAATCCCCGCAGAATTATATATTTCCATTAAATCATTTTCTACAAGTTGTGTGATATTATTCTTCAAGGACAAGATCGATTCTTCGATATTTCTTACTCGCATATTTAAGGAGGCATAGCTCAAAGAATAATCACTGATATTCTTCTGTATTTCTGAAAGCTTTTTTAAGCTTTCATCATGACTATCTTTAAAATCGAAGTTCTTAATATTTCTTTCCGCCTCTGCAATTTCTTTCTTCAGAGGCTTAATCATTTTTGCTAAAACAGTCTCTCTATTTGGATTCCTGTATGCGGCAAGATATGTCTTTTGTTTTTTTATCTCTTTGTTAAAATCACCTTTTTTCTTTATCAGAGGTAGCCCATTGAACCCAAATAAAAACAAGTATAATAGATCATAGACATCAGGAGTCGTATTCCCATGTAAGAAATTAAGCGTTTTCTGCATTTTATCATTCGTGTTTCTAATAAATTTATGCGAAACATTCCTCAGTGATGGCTTATCTGTAGTTAACCCAAACACTGCTTGAGCTATAAATTCAGAATATTGTTTCTTATCTACTTCAACATCATTTAAAAAATATTTTGAATTTTTATCATCAATAGATATTATACGTGAAATAACTGCCTTTTTATTTTCTACCGTATTGAAATCCAATGAAAATTTCAAAACATTATTATTAATTAACGATACAATTTCAGGTATATCTTTTCCAAACTCTGCATCATGATAAATATCATGACCTGATGACATAAATAAATAATCTAAAACACGCGATAATGTGGATTTACCTACACTATTGCCGCTATCTTTGCCTGATGTTCTTTTATTTACAATTAGATTCAGACCGTCTTTAAACGTCACCTCTCTTACAAGAGAGTCATTTTTTAAAATAATAAGTTTATTGAGCCTCATATACTATTCCACCATTTCCATCTAACTCAATTGCGCCGATTATGAAAAGCCAATCTAATGAGTAAAGAAAAAGATCAAACGATAACTCGAAGATAGAATTTACTAAATCATACAATCGAGATATTTCAATGACCATTGAATCATTACTTTGAAAGATCCTAAGCACTACACTTCCAATATATACAGGATTTGCTTTTGGATCCGTATCAATTGTAATCATTTGGATTCTCCAGCACTATACATTCGATAATAGCATAGCTAACAATCATACGAATGCCATAATCAATATCTTCCTGTAAAAACTCTGAATCTAAATTAGAACACGAACTAACTGTTTCTTGAGCAGCTCTAATAACATCATCTATAATATTATCCGAGTTTTTCCTTATGAGTTCAATGTTAAATGGTTTCTCATAAAGACCATATAATCCCAATGCAGTATTATAATAACCTCTAAACTGTCTTTTCAATTTGACACTACCATTTAAAATTATAGCATCAAGTGTTTTTATGGATTCATCAACTAGCAGAGCATCTTCTTTATAAAGTTCAGCTACCCATCTGTTTCTTTTAAGATCATTGAATTCTATTTTAACATCAATATTTGATGCTATTCTGTTTAAGTTTTGCTCGCTACCAACTGAATTAGAAATAATTTCAATTAACTTACCAATAACACTGGCTCTTAACATTCTTGGCTGGTTGTTTATATGCACAGGACCAGTATTATTATTGAAATTAACACCAGAACCCATAATTACCCCCGATTATCAATATTCACAGGACCATTATTATCTTGAAAATATTGAGAACGCGCTCCTTGATTAATGAAGTTTCTATTAGTTGTAATTTGTACAATCTGGGAATTAAGATCATTTATTGTAATGTTAAGTTGTTTTATCTCATTATCTTTCTTGGTTACTTGCATAGTCTGATATATTGCTATACATCCAGAGATCACCCCAACAATATATCCAAAGGCACTTACATATTCGTTAGCAAGTAGTGATGCAATCATTTGGAGCTCCATTTCAAGCTGAAAGATTTAAAGTCACAACAATCTCATCCTATTAGGGTAGCTAGGATAGCAACTCATGAAGAGTAAATAAATAGGTATTAATCATTATCGTTTACATGATCTAATTCAACATAGATCCACTCATGGCCTCTATACTTTCTCATAAACACAGTGTTTAGCTATGTGGGCTTAAGAGGTCTAAATTGATGTACTTACTTTATCAATTGATATAACCCCAAATTATAATCGTTTCATATCATTGACGCGCAGTGCTTTCCCCGCCTCGCCCGCCCGCTTTGCGGGGCGGTTTTAATGCAGTTGCACTGACACGCTCAGGCCGCGCCGGGAATGGCGCGGTCTGCAGAAAATGAGGCAGGAAAACGCATGCAAAGCCATGCACCTTATCGATGCATGGCTTTTTTCAGTAAAAACGGGCGGATTTTCGGGGAATTTTACACAGACTGATGTGATGCCAGTTGCGCACTTTTACGCGAAAAAATCATGTTCTGCGCAGGGGTGAATTTTTCACGGCTGTCATCCACCGAAGCCGCGTCAGGCCTGAATCCGATGGTCGTTAAAATGTCGCTATCCTGTGCGGAATAATTAATTTTTTCCCCCTTCGCAAGCCAGGACAGAAGGGCTTCACGCAGGGCATCTGTGGCACGCTGTATGGCACAGTTTCGGGCAATGGCCGTCAGCTCACTGTAGCCCATCAGCTCCGGTGCCAGTGCGGCCGCCAGTACTGTGCCGTGCTGCTGCATAAAATCATTCAGCCGGTCGCGGATGCTGATGTGCTGAACGGCTTCATGCGAACGAATATAACGACCGGCGGCCTGATTCACCTGCCATTTTCTGACTTCGATAATATTGCGTAATTCGTCCAGGCGACTGACATTTCTGCCTTCTCCTGACAGAAGCCGCAGATATTCCTGTTCGGCCGCTGCCAGCTCATTTTTGCGTTGCAGCCATGCTGCTTTGTTATTCTGACAGGTGTCAAAGGCCTGCTGTAAGGCTGTGCTTTCCATCGTTATCTCTTTCTCATCATGCTGAAGAATAAAAATACGGTGTGCGGCGACGGCCGGTGTTAACCGGCAGCCCTCATTCCAGACGCAGCGAATATGATTGTGTTTTTAACCGTACTGGCGGCAGTTCCTGTTTTTCATGCAGGCGTTCTGCCAGTTCGTCCGGTGTGACCGGGCGGACAATGAAGCGGTTGATGGTCTGAAGCGTTTTAAACACCAGACCACAGCCCGGATCCGTGCACACATAAAAACGCTCGGTGACTTCCTGAGACAGACGCCGCGATGTTCTTGACAGTGCAAGGCCTTTACATCTCCGACAACAATATCCGGTAACAAGCATTCTTTTCGGGCGTTTCATGCTACCGGAGGCTGACGTCAGTGAATCGCGGTATCTCTGTTTGCCTGAAATGTATTCCATTCCTGAATCTTTACAGTCAGAGAAAAAGCTTTCACTCGCTTCAAATGTCGCAGAGCAATAAATATTCCGGCACTGTGCAATCATTATCTTGGTGCCATCGTCCATGAAATGTGCGCGACGGGTGTGAGCAACATGTCCACACGACGGGCAGTAAATCATGACAGCAGTCCTCTGGCCTTAAGCTCTGCTCCCTGCTGGTCTATTTTGTCCTGCCACACCTTGCGCTGTGCCGGTGTGCCTGCCACTTCATAATCCATGTGCGGGAGTGTTGCCGCTGACAGTCCGGTCAGCCGGAGAACCGGCTCGCCGGTGAGGCTGATTTGCATCTGTTTAATTTTCTGTTCCAGCGATGATTTCACCTGCTGCATGACAGCCTTTTCCGGTGCGACGTAGCCCTGATGGCCGGTGGTGTTGGCGAGCGGATTTTCCTGTACCAGAATGCTCAGATGCATTGCCCGGACAAGCGCCTCACAGGTTTCATTCAGGGCGTGTTCCAGCTCATGCTCTGCATACAGACTCAGCAGGTGATGATGTGCCTTCCGGTAGGCGGTGGTCGTGCTGTCACACGCCCCTTTCAGGCGTTCGCGTTCAAAATTCAGCACCACAGCCAGATTGTCATATTCCTGTACCAGCTCCCGGCGTGCCACGCGCTCAATGTGGCGCTGTTTCAGCTCGTCGCTCAGGACACCACCGGCTGCACGAAAGGCCGTGCGCCAGTCGTCAGCGTCGTTTCCGTCGGCCTGCGCCAGCGCATTTTTTTCCTGCTCTGCCCGTTCAATGGCCGTGACGGTCTCATCCATCAGGCGGGCGTTCTCAAGATGGGCGGCTCTGGCCTTTTCCAGTTGTGCCAGTGCGGGTTGCAGATATTCAGGGATAGTGTGGTCAGACATTTTCCGGCTCCTCGTCACTTCAGGTTAAGAAAATTGTGACGTACACCGGACAACAACACGACGCATTGCAGATGTGCCAGCCCTGACACAGGAGACTCATCCTCAGACCGGCAAGCCAGGAAAAGGTCGCAGGAAAAACCGGCTTACTGTTTGTTTTTTTATATTTTACTGTTCACCTCTGTTCACCTTAAGAAAAAAGATAATTAATACAGTAAGTTAAAGGGTGAACAATCGCAGTAATGACTGTTCACCGTCTGTTCACCACTGTTCACCCGCTCATGGACTTTTTGTGCTGTTTACTACTGTTTGTTTTTATTAATTCGCCGGGAATGAATAAGAAAAAACAATTTGTATTTCACTATAAAAAATTACAGGTCCTTCAGAACCCTTTGAGACCCTTCCAGTCCGGATGGATAAAAAACACACAGCCATTGTAAGGCTGCCTGAACAAATCCCCCCTGTTGCGTCTGCCAAAAATATTCACAAAATAAAGCGCTACCCGAAGCCGGACGGACTTATCCGGTGCTGTATGGACATTAACGAGGTAGCCCGATGCAAGCTGTTTTTTCTTCCCCGTCTCCCGCCCCTGTGACGCCACTGATTCCGCTGCCGGATATCACACAGGAGCGTTTTTTACGTCTGCCGGAAGTGATGCACCTGTGCGGCCTGTCACGCTCGACCATCTATGAACTTATCCGTAAGGGGGAATTTCCACCGCAGGTGAGCCTTGGCGGTAAAAATGTGGCCTGGCTGCACTCTGAAATCACCGCATGGATGGCCGGGCGCATTGCCGGACGCAAACGGGGGTACGACGCATGATGATGCCCGCTCTGCAAAAACTCCCTTTTTCTGGCTTGCCTTTTTCCGGCATTTGCGGATATAGTTTTTCCGCTGTCGCAAAATCGGCAGCCGGGCGTAGGAACCCGTGTAACTCGAAGGCGACATATGACGCGCCATGCGTCTTTTTTTGTGTCGCAATCAACGCCACAGAGCGCCAGATTATGGTGTGGCGTGTGGTTTGCCGTGCAGGTATGATCCTGTTCGCAATCGCATGTTATGCCACTGAGTCAATGGTAGCTCAGGCGGGGCAGCCTCCGGGCTGGCCGGTATTCTTCGAGGCCGGTATTCCTACCCCCGTCTGGGCTATCGCCATCGAGCGTAGGAACTCCGGCGATAGCAGTTATTTGCTACTCGAAGGAGACGGCCTTATGGCTACAACCCTTACCCCCTCACACCCTGAATTTGTCTTTGTGTTTGCGGCTGTCCGTCGCGCAGACCGTCATCCCCGTATCTGTATGCTTCGCACCGTCGCCGGTGATGAACGCAGTGCCCGCCGTTCCCTTGTCCGTGACTATGTGCTCTCCCTTGCTGCCCGTCTGCCGGTGGTGGAGGTGTCCCGTGCGTAATAAAAAAGCCCCTCAGACCGTCTCAGCGCGTCATGACGCCCGTGAACACCTCAGCATTGAGGCTTACCATAAGCTCAACCGCGCCAGCGCCGTATCCCAGTTTGTTGGGGGTGATTTGATTCACCGTGAACTCTCCGGCCTGCATCAGCTCTACATTCCGCATATTTTCAGCTACCTGAATGAAGATATTGATTTTGTGCTGAATGAGCTGAAAGCCAAAGGCCTGTGCCGCGATTTTCTCGCCCAGCAGAAAGACCGGGGAGACAAGACGCATGTTTGATTTTCCCCAGCCCGGTGAGATTTACCGTTCTGCCGGTTTTCCCGATGTGGCCGTGGTCGGCATTCTGGAAGACGGTATTCCGTGGGAAATGCCGTACCGCTGCCCGGACATTGTCTGGAACCCGTACCGCCGTAAATTCAGTATCCTTGTGCGTATCCTCGCTGACGGGCGCACCACAGACATCCCGCTGGGGCGTTTTCTGCGGGAATTTACCTGTGACCGTCCTGACCTGTTCAGACGCAGCCCCGTAAACCGGCATGCGGTACTGAAAGAAATGGCCGGAGACCCGGAATTACAGAAATGGCGGGAGAAATATCTGGATATTTACCCACAGGACCCTGTTCCGGTCAGCCGGGCGGCACCGGTGGCGCGGGAATGGCGGGAAATTCCCCGCACGGAGCCTGACCCGGAAATCACCCCGGATAACAGTTACCGCAATTATCTGTAATTAAAAAACGACACCCGAAAAATTAAATGTGCGTATTCGCGCAGGGATACGCACGTCTTCAGGAGACGCAGATATGCCTTATCAGTTAATGCAACCGGCACGGAATGCAGTCATCTGTCACAGGGAGGAAAGCAAATGAAAACTCCCTTACCGCCCGTCTTACGCGCTGCCCTTTACCGTCGCGCTGTCGCCTGTGCCTGGCTGACCGTGTGCGAACGTCAGCACCGCTACCCGCATCTCACCCTTGAATCACTGGAGGCGGCCATCGCCGCTGAGCTGGAAGGCTTTTATCTGCGCCAGCACGGTGAGGAAAAAGGGCGTCAGATAGCCTGTGCCCTGCTGGAAGATTTAATGGAATCCGGCCCCCTGAAGGCCGCGCCGTCGCTGTCCTTTCTCGGGCTGGTTGTGATGGATGAACTCTGTGCCCGTCACATAAAAGCGCCGGTACTGCACTGAAGGAGAACAACACCATGAAAATGAACGTAACCGCCACCGTCAGCCATGCGCTCGGCCACTGGCCGCGTATTCTCCCGGCGCTGGGGATTCAGGTTCTGAAGAACCGTCATCAGCCCTGTCCGGTCTGTGGCGGGAGTGACCGCTTCCGTTTTGATGACAGGGAGGGGCGCGGCACCTGGTACTGCAATCAGTGTGGTGCCGGTGACGGCCTGAAACTGGTTGAAAAGGTGTTTGGTGTTTCCCCGTCCGACGCGGCCGCAAAGGTGGCTGCCGTGACCGGCAGCCTGCCCCCGGCTGACCCGGCAGTGACGGCCGCCGCCGGTGCTGAAACAGACGCTGCCCGGAAGAACGCCGCCGCACTGGCACAAACCCTGATGGCAAAAACCCGGCCCGGAACCGGTAACGCCTACCTGACCCGCAAGGGCTTTCCCGACCGGGAATGCCGGATGCTGACCGGCACACACAGAGCCGGTGGCGTGAGCTGGCGCGCCGGTGACCTTGTGGTGCCACTGTATGACGACAGCGGCGAACTGGTTAACCTTCAGTTAATCAGTGCTGACGGCCGTAAGCGCACCCTGAAAGGCGGACAGGTCAGGGGCACCTGTCACACCCTTGAAGGACAGAATCAGGCCGGAAAACGTCTGTGGATAGCGGAGGGATACGCGACCGCACTTACCGTACATCACCTGACCGGTGAAACGGTGATGGTGGCGCTTTCTTCCGTGAACCTCCTTTCTCTGGCCAGCCTTGCCCGGCAGAAGCATCCGGCCTGTCAGATTGTCCTTGCCGCAGACCGTGACCTCAGCGGTGACGGCCAGAAAAAAGCCGCCGCAGCCGCAGATGCGTGTGAAGGTGTTGTTGCCCTGCCGCCGGTCTTCGGTGACTGGAATGATGCCTTCACGCAGTACGGCGGGGAGGCCACCCGTAAGGCCATTTATGATGCCATCCGGCCACCGGCTGAAAGCCCGTTCGACACCATGAGCGAAGCAGAGTTTTCCGCCATGAGTACCAGCGAAAAGGCCATGCGTATCTATGAGCATTACGGCGAGGCGCTCGCGGTCGATGCCAACGGCCAGCTTCTGTCCCGCTATGAAAATGGTGTCTGGAAGGTGCTGCCGCCACAGGACTTTGCCCGGGATGTGGCCGGGCTGTTTCAGCGTCTGCGTGCGCCGTTCTCCTCCGGGAAGGTGGCCTCCGTGGTGGACACCCTGAAGCTGATTATTCCGCAGCAGGAAGCCCCCTCCCGCCGCCTGATTGGCTTTCGTAACGGCGTGCTCGACACGCAGAACGGCACGTTCCACCCGCACAGTCCGTCACACTGGATGCGCACCCTGTGCGATGTGGATTTCACCCCGCCGGTGGAAGGGGAAACGCTGGAAACCCACGCTCCCGCGTTCTGGCGCTGGCTTGACCGTGCCGCCGGTGGTCGTGCGGAAAAACGCGACGTGATTCTGGCCGCACTGTTTATGGTGCTGGCAAACCGCTACGACTGGCAGCTCTTTCTGGAGGTGACCGGTCCCGGCGGCAGCGGCAAAAGTATCATGGCCGAAATCGCCACCCTGCTGGCCGGGGAGGATAACGCCACGTCGGCCACCATCGAGACGCTGGAATCCCCGCGTGAACGTGCCGCGTTAACTGGCTTCTCACTGATACGCCTGCCGGACCAGGAAAAATGGAGCGGCGACGGTGCCGGACTCAAGGCCATCACCGGCGGCGATGCGGTGTCCGTTGACCCGAAATACCGGGATGCATACTCCACGCATATCCCGGCGGTGATTCTGGCCGTGAACAATAACCCGATGCGCTTCACCGACCGCAGCGGCGGCGTGTCACGCCGGCGGGTGATTATTCACTTCCCGGAACAGATAGCCCCGCAGGAGCGCGACCCGCAGCTTAAGGACAAAATCACCCGCGAGCTGGCGGTCATCGTGCGTCACCTGATGCAGAAGTTCAGCGACCCGATGCTCGCCCGGTCACTGCTTCAGTCCCAGCAGAACTCAGACGAGGCACTGAACATCAAACGGGATGCCGACCCGACGTTTGATTTTATCGGCTATCTGGAAACCCTGCCGCAGACCAGCGGCATGTATATGGGGAACGCCAGTATCATCCCGCGTAATTACCGTAAATACCTCTATCACGCCTATCTGGCCTACATGGAGGCAAACGGCTACCGGAATGTACTCAGCCTGAAAATGTTCGGGCTGGGGCTGCCGGTGATGCTGAAGGAATACGGACTGAATTACGAGAAGCGCCATACCAAACAGGGGATACAGACCAACCTGACGCTGAAAGAGGAAAGCTACGGCGACTGGCTGCCAAAATGTGACGCCCCTGCAACAACCTGACCCACCTGACCGGCATCTGCCGGTCTTTTTTTTATCCCGACATCCCCCGAAGGTGAACAATCCACTGTTCACCCTTCACCGTATATTCACCCGTTATCACACTGAAATTAAAAGAGAAAAACGAAAGGTGAACAGTGTGAACAATCAAAGCAAAAAAAACTTTTTTCTTCCGGTGTGATTTCAGCACGGGAAATTAATCCCCTGCACAAGTCACACCGGCAGAATGCCGGAGGTGAAGAATCGAATGTTCACCCTTCACCCATTATTCACCACCTATCACTATGAAATAAAAGGAGAAAAAAGAAAGGTGAACAGTGTGAACAGTTCTTTCGAAAAAAAATTTTTTTCCTGTACGATATAGCATCAATCCAAGTAAAAATGCGCTTTCATTTCACATTAACTTACAGCCATTGGTATACGATTAGGTATACGCACAAAAACTGAATTAAACAAAATCGTTAAAAATCAAAGCAATATAATATTTATTCAAACTCCGCCAGCCAATCATGATTGGACGGTATAAGGACAACACCAATAAAAACAGGAAGTTAGCAGTCTCAGCAGGACACCGACCAGACGGTGAAGAGACATAAAAGGATACGCAAAGGAGCCGCGGCTCCTGGTGACATGAAAGCCCACAGATGTGGGCTTTTTCGTTGATGGTCAGAACGACCAGTTCACACCAGCTACCCCGTTCCACGGGGATTCCACACCGGCACCATGGCTATACCCCACCCCAAGATGCCCGCTTAACGTACTGCTGAATGAGGCTTTAATACCTGCCTGGTATATTCCACGTCTGCCCGACAAATCATTGACGAAATTACCGTCACTATTCACTTTCACCCGGTTATCATCGACAAATTCTTTGCGCACAGCCGCCTTCAGCCACGGCTCAACTTCCATACCGTTCCCCAGACGCATGTTGTAACTCAGCGTTGCACCCAGTTCACGATATAAACTGCGGGTATCGACTGATTTCGATTCCATGCCATTGGATAAATGATATTCAGGGTTATCAGCGGTGAACCCCCGTTAACGATGCATACGGCGTCAGGTTCCAGTTACCATCGGTAAATCGCATCCCGGTTTCAATGTGACCGCCCAGCCCGTAGCTGCGATAACTGCCGTTGGCGGCTCCACCGCTGCCAACCGTGGAGTCGCGAGCTTCGGTACCTGCTAATACCAATAAATTACCGCCATTTTCCAGCAACATATTGGTCGCTAAATTGCCGGAAATGGAAAAAGTGCCGTACTGGTGAGTACCGCTGATTTCAATACCGTTAGCCGTGCTCGTCTGGAGAGCGGCACCGCTGTTCTGGACGATATCTGTCGCTTTGCCATTATCGTTAACTGTCAGCGTACCGCCTTCATTGATCTTTGTTTTTATTGCCTCTCCGTTAGCTGAAACTGTTTGTATTCCGCCGTCGTTAATCGTTGTCTCATTCGCCACCCCCTCGACGATTTGTTCGCCGCCGGTGAGCGTCGTGCCTGTCGCAGTGGCTTTTGTTTTGACGATCTCCCGTCCGCCCGTATTGACCTGTGTTTTGTCAGAAGAGGTGTCTGACTCCACGGTTAACACGCCGCCATTTGCCAGCAGGATATTGTTCGCCGCACCCTGCTCGATGCTGAACGCGACGCCATCCGCGCGTGTTCCTGTGACCCGCGTCGCCCTGGTGGTTGCAACCAAAGCGCCCTGGCTACTCTGCTGTATCCCCGTTGCGCTGCCTTTCTCCCGCACATCGAGTGTGCCGCCGTCATTAAGCACCGAGTTTTCAGCCAGACCGCCCTCATTAACTACCTGTGAACACCCATTAATAATGGAACCTTCCGCTATCCCGTTTGCCATAATTTGTTGTAGGCCAGAGACGATATCGGTATTGATCGCCTTACCATAATTCTGAACGGTTTGTGTGCCGCCATTGATGTGCGTTTTGTCAGTTGACCCACCATCAACAATTTGTTCACCACTTTCAATATTTGCCTCAGTGGCTAAACCATATACCGTTTGCTTGCCACCTTTGATATTTGCTTTATCAGAAGTGGCACTGGCATATATTGTTTGGGTGCCAGCACTATTAAGTACAGTGCCAACATCTTTTCCATAAACATCCATTTTGCCGTTGGCATTAATAATCGTATCAACTGCCCGGGAACCAGTGACGACTGTTAATGAGCCAGCGTTTTCCAGCACTACATTTTTAGCTTCTGAATTCCTGATGTAGAAAGCATCACCATAACTGTTGGTTCCTTCGATAAGGGTTCCGGAAGTTGTGGAAGCAATTAATGCGCCGCCGGATTGTTGCTCAACATGCTTAGCCTCACCACCGTCCTGAACCTCCAGAACGCCACCATTATTAAGTCTGGTGGTATCTGTTTTAGCCTCCTTCTGGACAATCAGCTTACCGCCAGCATCAACGGTAGTATTTTTCGCCGAGGTTTTAGCCACTACCGTCAGTTCGCCGGTATTTTCCAGCACAACATAATTAGCCTCCCCTCCGGTAATAGTGAAGTGAGAGAGCTTGTTGTATCCTTCAATATCAGTCCCTGCGCCCGTGTTGGCAACTAAAGCACTGCCCGTCTCCTGGTTAACCCCATGTGCAATACCGCCGGTATAGACAATCAGCGAGCCTCCGGCGCTAATATTGCTGCCAATTGCCGTACCATCTTTCTCAACAACTTGCTGGCTCCCGGAGGATATAATTGTTGTGTCAGCTTTCCCACCGCTTTTGATATTTTGCGTTCCGCTGTTGATATTGGTGCCTGTGGCTATGCCATAATTATTAAGATTCTGTGTGCCACCATTAATTATGGTATTTGTCGCGTTTCCTGCAACATCCATAACCCCGCCATTATCTATTCGGGTCGCATCAGCTTTAGCATTCGTTAAAACTGACATTGTTCCTTTATCTTTAATAATCGTCTTGTTTGCGGAATGAGATACTTCTAAATGGCCTCCATTTTCCAGCAACACATTGTCTTCCACTTTATTGTGGATGGAGAATGCACCTTCACTATTCGTACCGCTCACCGTCGTACCGTTAGTGTTTGTTTTTAAAATTGCACCATCGTGCTGGGTAACATTTGTTGCCGTACCACCACTAACATCAAGCACGCCACCGGAATAAACTTCAATAACATCCGAGGTGCTGGTGTTATCAACAATTTGCGTGCCACCAGAATAGATCTGCGTAATTTTTGCCGTTGACTTACTATTCAGAGACTGAGTTCCGCCTTCAATCGTCGTGTCCAGCGCACGGCTCTCATATACTCTTTGCTCACCGCCATTTTTAATGGTTGTTGTTTCTACTGTGCTCTGTTCAACATACTGTCGACCACCATTTATGGTTGTGTTCGTTGCCAGACTTCCTTGTACTACGTCCTGAGAGCCAGACTTATTTATCGTTGTACCATCAGCATGCCCTTGAACTTTTACTATCTGGCTACCACCATCAATGAGTATTCCATTCGCACTCCCTCCCTCTACGCGTGAAGCACCGCCCTTAATTGTCGTTCCATTGCTGATACCCCCTTTATAAACGTCCTGATTGCCACTCTCGATTGTCGTACCTGTGGAAATACCCCCGTCATGAATTGACTGTCTGCCACCGTTAATGGTTGTATTATTAGCCTGCCCCACAAAATTGTTATGACTTCCTATATCTTGATATCCACCAGATTCAATAAGACTTCCATTAGATACCCCGCCATGAACATTCTGCTGGTCATGGTTGATAATATGAGTGTTATTTGTTGTACCTCGTTCATCCACTTTTTGGTTGCCATCTACAGTCTCATCGTTTACCACACCAATAACATCAGGAGTGAAGGCCGCCATACCGGGCGGGGCATATATCAAGGCAGATATCAATAAGGAAAGTACTGAGCGGCGACAATAATGGGGACTGGTCCTGTTCATAAATTTCATCCTCTGAAAAGTGAATACTGAGTAGCGTTTAAGCGACCTTAGCTCTGCTGCAACATCAGCCCACAGGCACCAGACCAGGGGATTCATCCTGAAGAGACAGCGCAAGTGTATTGTGTTCACCGCTCATCAAAGACATCATGATGAAATGATGATATTCCACATAAGAAAGAAGCATTTTTTAAACGCAGTGCGCTGAAGTATGGTTGGATAAAAAAGTCAATCTATTCAGGGAATACGGGGGTATTCTTTTCTTTCGACAATCAGGTCGTCGGCAAAATAAAATGATTTACATAATCGTTTCTGATGAATATCTTCTGCTCACATAAAAATCACACAATAACTTTGAGATCGCAGATTCTTTTACTTTTACAGCATTCGTCCCCCCATTGTTGGGCAAATATAGATTGGGCCAGAGCACGAAAGTTAATACCACGTTTGCACAGCTCCTCCAACAGCACGACAAGATGCCACATACTGCGCCCCAGTCGGTTCGGTTTACAGACTACCCGTGCGTCCACCGCCGATAATGTCCTGAGCAGTTTTTTCAGTCCGGACCTCCTGCCACGGTTTTACGTTGAAGAGGTAACCCTGAGCACGCAGTTCATCAGTCAGGCGTGGTGTACCGTAACCCTATTATTGATGGGTAAGATCAAAAAAACTTTCAGGCAGCTAAGGAAAGTTGAACCAGACATTAGAATAAATATTTCAACCAATTACAGCACCAATTCAGACACCGCCAGCTCAACAAATAAATCAAGGGGTTACGTGAAAGCGTAGCCCCTTTTTCTTTGGTAGTGGCAGCAAAATGGTTGTAGTGTAAAAAATAATCCCGTTTAATCAATCAATAATACATATTGTTTCAATCTACGTTATTATCTCTTTGTAAAAATAGCCATTTATTAATCATTGAAAACTGCTTTTAGAACTTGATACAACGGGACTAGTCACAACAGGACTATTCTCAACGGGATCATCCTCAGAGGAACTATCATCAAAGTCATCATCCATAAATAAAATATCATCGAATGGTGCCACGCCCGTGATGAGTTTTATTTTATTATTACGATCAGTCAAGACTCCACTTAAACCGTTTTCGCTCACAGGTTTTAATGATTTTTCATTACTCTTGTTGTAAGCAGGCGCATTAAAAATACACGGAGTATCAAGATCAAACAATGACGTTCCCCAGTTCACATATTGAATATCATAGTTACTGAAGTTCTGTCCAGAAAAGAAGCATCCCTTAAAATCCAATCCACCTAAATTATATAAACCATCCTCTTCTTTTTGGAGAGTAATGTTAATTTTGGCTATCTCCCGGACATCATCGCCATTTTTATATTTGAATACCGTTTCAAGATTTTCCCCACACAGTTTGACTTCTGGAAATAATTTGAAATCAAAGCCTATATTATTATGTATCAACGTAGATGAACAAAAGATGGAGAAAGCTTGCAGTGCTGAATTATAGCTTTCGATTTTATCCTGAGGCTGCGCTCTTGGTAAAAACTCATAGCAACATTCATAAAAATTAAGTAGAAACTCTGAAGACCTTCCATTTTTATCAAATAATATCCCCTTGAACTCATTCACAAACGCATCTTTTTTTTCTTGAATATCTATGGGGTGTTCCTTTGACTCTGACAAAGATGAAATCTCATCTATTTTGTTTTCATATGAATTACGTGATTCCATACAGACATTTGGCGGCGTTTCTAAAATAACACTACGCGTACTACTTGGCTTAAGTAAACCAACATGAAAATCACTTTTTCTTATATTATCGAAAAGGTTCTGTTCATTTCTTTTAGCGCATTCAAAAAACTGATCGGCATTATTTTTATTCGATAATTTTTTAGTTTCAGAAAACACATTTTCATTGTTTTCCAGCTTTAGTTTAATGAGAAGATTTTCCCAGACCTGCTTGCTTAAACATATTACGTCAGGCTCACCAGAACTAACTAACTCGTGATTATTATTAAAGTGTACGTTGAATACCTTTAAGTTATTTTCACCAACTTCATATTTAATACGTTTTAATTGTTCTCCAGCTCCCATAATGACAAAGGCGTTGCCTTCTTGATATATACATTCAGACATCATTTTTTGTAAAGTTTCAAGAGCACCGCGATACGTCTCTGATGCAGCTTCCTTACAAATTAATTTTAAAATACTATGAGCTAGTAGCTCCATGTGTTTAGAAGATTTATTTTCATTATAACTTCCACTACCCAAAACTGCGCTAGCGTTAAATCCGTTGCTTTTACTAACTAACATTGTCTATTCCTCAATTAATGTCTACATGGCTATTTTTAATTTTATTATTGTTTGTCACTATAAAAAATCGCTCATTTGAGACAATTGCTGGCATTAACAGCTTCATATGCTATACATGGTACTTTTAATTAAATTAGCACAAGAATGTTAAATTTAATAAACAAAAAGTTATTTCGCTGTATGATAAAAACCACCCGTTATAATTTATTAGTGAAATTCGTTTTTCGAGTGTTAGAAATTTATATCTCAATAGCGTTGGTTAATGAGCATAGCCACGCTCCTGTAACGCTCACAAAACTCATCTGCCTGCGGCGGGTGTTCTGGTCAGTAGTAGATGTTTAAGGCGTGGCAGAGACATTTCATCCTTACTCTACGGCATTGTTCTACATACATTGGTTGTGGTACTCACTCATCATCAGTGAGCGAACAGAGAATAGTTCAGTGATTTGAGTAATTAACCTGATTAAATTAAGGGGTATAATAAATGATAATACTCTGGCTTTATCGTTAATTACTTAATTCCACATGTAAGCAATTTGCCCGCTTGGCATAGCGGGCATTTTTTCCAGGTACTTTTGAATGAGTACTGATGGATAAATACATTGCAGTGGCGTGCCACGTACCAAAACACCAGCCCTCATTCGAAACAACCCACCGCACTTCTTCCTTGAAATGGCGTTAGTCATGAAATATAGACCGCCATCGAGTACCCCTTGTACCCTTAACTCTTCCTGATACGTAAATAATGATTTGGTGGCCCTTGCTGGACTTGAACCAGCGACCAAGCGATTATGAGTCATGAGGCAAGTCCATTCTATATTGTTTTGGTTTGTTCGTAATTGTTTTATTAATTGTTTATAATCAAGTAATTATGTAATTGCTTCTGTTTCCGCTTGGTTCCGTTTTTTCTCCATTGTACGATCGTTACCTGACCCATTACCTGACCCAAATTTACGAGTTATTTTGATTGTTACTGGTTTAGAAAAGAGGTTCTATGGCCGTCAATCTAACTGAAACAGCTATCCGAGCATTGAAAGCAAAAAAGACATCGTTCTATGTCTGGAGCAACAGTTCTCAACGTGGCACTGGACGACTTGGCATCAAAGTTCAGTCTTCTGGCAGCAAAATTTTCTATTTCCGCTATTACGTGGAAAAAGGGAAAAAAGAAAGATTCATTCAATTGGGTATATGGCCTGAGATGAAACTGGCTACAGCGAATGAACTGGCAAAAAAGTATGGTGCCTGGCTCATTGAAGGAAAGGATCCCCAGACAGAACTGGAGCGACAACAGCTTGCAGAACAGCAGCGGATACAACTCCATCAATCACAGGGCTCATTTGAAGCATTGATTCATGGTTATGTTAACAAAATGAAAATTGATAATAAGAGAACATGGCAGGATGTTCTGAAACGCCTTGAAAATGAATGCTATACAGTGATCCCCCGTGAGACTAAAGCTAAAGATGTGACTTCCGGACAGATTAAACATATCCTGGCCGGGATCATTCAGCGCGGTGCAGTGGTTCACTCTAACCGGATCCGTTCTTACCTGATGGCTGCATTTAACTATGGTCTGAAAGCTGATAACGATCCGATGAACACAAGTGTAGGGATTACTTTTGGGCTGGAGGCCAATCCGGTATCAGTGATACCGAAACAGTCATCTGCTGAAAAAGTCGGTGACACCTGGCTGACACTCGAAGAGTTGCGTTTTCTAATGGAACATTTTGCTGAAGCAACCAACGTTGGATTATTGATGCAACATTTGATCCGATTCTGTATCTATACCGGGGGGCAACGTCCCTTCGAAATGATCGCCAGTCAGTGGTGTGATGTTGATTTTCAGCAAAAAACGCTGCTGGTGACTGCGGATGTCTCTAAAAATAAGCGAGAACATTTGATACCGTTGACTGAATCAGCATTACAGGAATTATCTTGTGTGCAGGAGTTAACAAAAGAAAAATCGAGCCCTTACATTTTCCCGCTTTCGACTAATGGTAAGCGTCCGGTTCGTACGGACAGTCTGGCTCGCGCTATCATGTATTTCCGGGCTTGTAATCCTGACTTTAAAATTTTTACAGCACGTGACTTACGTCGGACCTGTAAAACGTTAATGGGAGAAGCTGGAATCAGTAAGGAAATCCGCGATCGTATTCAAAATCATGCGTTGAACGATGTCAGTTCAAAACATTATGATCGATACGATTATTTGCCAGAAAAACGCAGAGCACTTGAGATCTGGGAGGACCGGGTTAATAACCACCAACAGCAGACAGGTAATAATGTTGTTAATCTGTTTGGTAGAAGGTGAGGGCGTTCCTGATCGTTGTACGACTTGAGTACAATTGATGAGTATTGTTGATGCGCCTGGCTCTGGTATTGTTTACTATAATTATTGAGGTAAATTTTCGTGCCTGTATTACTCAGAGGGGATTCTAAAATGGCTGTAATTCCAATGTCTTACTCCCCTGCTACTGTAGCCCGTCGTTTTTCGATACTGGATGGAGTAACTATTCAGGGCGTGCTTTACCAGATCATCTGGGATCCAAAGACTCCGTTTGCTGCGGTAATCGAAGCTGCACCTTCTGTTATTGATGGTGATGTTCGCCATAAGGTTGTTGCCACTCTGGAGCTTCAGCGTCGTCCCCGACTTGAAGGCGTGTTTGTCCAGAAATTCTGGGAAGAACAGGATGTTGCTCAGATTGAAGGGATTGTTGTCGATGGAGCTGTACGCGATGTTGGTCTTGCAACGTTTGTTTATGAAACGATAGTCACAAAAGCGGGCGTTGTACTATTAAGTGATAACGAGCAATATGAAGGAGGAAAAGCTCTCTGGCAGCATATTGCGCGTCGTTCAACGAATCTGAAGGTGTTTATTTTAGATACTGATTCCGCACGGTATTACCCGTTTGATGGCGAACGGATCAGTTATGACGGGGAAAGCATCCCGGAATCAGAAATCTGGAGTGAACATCCTGAGCGAAACAAACACACTGTCGTTCTTGTGGCCGAATCTGTTAATGGAAAAGCCGCATAATTTGCCGATTGCCTCGTGTTCCTAGAGCTCTGGCAACCTGAAGCAGAACAAACAGGGGATAACCGGGCTGTTATCCCCTCAGTGATCTACTGCCCGGTCAGGCATTTTCCCCATAAAGGTCGAATCACATCTCTATCTTCACTGTAGGGAAATCTTTTATTTTTTTTCTTCTGTTCCAACAGGAATGCGTCGATTTCGTTATTGATAATCTCCTTAACAGTGCGGCGATAACGGTTTAGCGACGTATCACTTATATTTGTCTTTGGCAGGCGTAAACTGGTATCGGCTTTGATGTCTTCATTTATGCCATCTTTAACTTTTCGTTTTGGACTATCCGGAATCCCTTCATGCAGATCATAGGCTTTCAGCCCTACAAGTCGTACGGCAACGTCAATCTTCTCTGTTCGTTTTTGTTTATGACTTTCTAACAAAACTTTATTTTTTTCATACCATTTTTGAAATGTTTCCAGCCGCCTCTCATTATCTTTACTGAGCTCCAGGAGAGAATAAAATTCAAAACTATCTGTTATATTAATTTCACTCTCTGATGCCGGAGGTTTTATTCCTGGAAACTCTATCTCATTTTGGGATGATTTCTTGTATTTCTTCTGCAGACAATGGCAAAGATAAATTACTGCATCCTGAAGGGTATTCGTGTGAATCAATCTCAGAAGTTCATCACGTTGTATAGTTATCTGGCAATAATCCTTTTCCCATGCAGTTGTATGCTTGGTTTCTGTCTCTTTACCTGGAGTAACTGTTGCGAATTTCCATGTATATCGGATAAAATCTGTTGGTTTAAAATATTCCATGGTTTTGTTGAACCAACCAATGATTTCATTGGCATAAAGACGGACATATTCATCGTATATTGACTTAATTTCATACCAGTTGGCGACCCGACACAAATTATTCACGAATTCTGAACGTCCTGTTTTCAACAGTTGTTCTTTCAGTCTGATTACATCCTCGGTCTTTTGCTCCAGACAATCTCTGAATATTTTATGTTCCTCTTTAAAGGGGGATAGCCATTCTGGGAGGTCTGTATTATTTTTCTTGTAGAATCCGTTAACCGTCATACCAATAACTCTGGCAAGTATTGCTGATTCATCAATTTCATGGTATTGATTCAGGTGTGCCAGTAACTCTGAGGTGCAGGAGTGTGCAACAGACAGATCCTGATGGCAATAGCCCTGTCGGGTTTCTGCTGGAATTGGTGAACTCCAGGCTTTACATTCAGTCAGAATATTAAATAAATCATCTCCTACAAACTTTGCCAGTTCAGGTGTTTTCCAGGTTCTCGGTCCCGGGCTGATAAAGGTTGATGTTGTCTGTACCTCTTGCATCGCCCCCCAGGTTTTCAGACTGATATTTCCTTCATCAAAACCATTGTATAAATGGCACATAATATTAAGCGCATCTGTAAGATTAGAATTAGTGAGTAGGGGTAATGTAGATTCTTTAATAATAAGCTCTGGTTCTTCCGCGTTTCTTTGTTCTCTAAATATTCTCAAGAGCTCTGTATTAGCACGTAATGCAGAGAGAACTCTGTGCTGTTCTTCAAACCAGGGGCGATATTCTGGATTCTGATATAGCTGACGAGCCTTAAAGATGAGCAAAAGGAGTTGTTCGGAAACCGCCTCGTATATGCCAGGGAATGGATGGGATTCGCCAGATAAAACACGATCATACTTTTGTTGCATTGTCCGAGTTACCATGATGTCAGAAGTTTTCTGCTTGCCACATATTGGCCCACTGTCAGACAGAATCGATGTCGTCCACTGAAATGAAACGTTAATCCTGAGCCAGCCGCAGATTACGTGGATAGCTTGTGTACATTTGTTTATATCCTGAGATTTTATACATTATTTACGATCATTTTCTCCTGATTGTGATTGTCTCCGTCAGTTACCCCTGCGTCTTCTGTATAAGCGTATTTGCTTCATTTTCCGATCATTCGTAGCCTGCTTCTGTCTGTTCAGCAACAGATTGTCTTTTCCTCCGCTTGTTGTAGCTTATTTTTGTGATGATTATCACAAATTAGATGGAAATATTTCACCTTCCTGCGACTCCTCCATGCCTTGTTTGAATTTTACATGGATTTATTTATATATCCCAACCTGATTTTAGTCAATAAAAATCGTCATAATGGATTTTTAATATTAATCTTTTGTTTTTATTTGTCGTAGTTTATTTTTATTTGGCTCTATATGTCTTTATTTTTTCTATTAAAAGCCATTTTAACATTGTAATTCAGTATTTTGACCTATAAAAATCATAGTATTACATTTTATTTGCAAGGTGTTGGCTGGATGAATGACAGTGACTTTCACTCATTGTTTATCCGGGAAACTTAGTCATTTCATGCTCATGCCGGAAATAAAAAGTATTGATATATCAGGAGGGTAGTATGTGGCTTCCATTAACAGATGAACAGCGTCTGGTCATTTTGAAAGCTTATGGGATTGAATGCGACAGACTGGTACGTGAAAAGGAACGATATGAGATCACGTCAGTTTCTCGTACGCAAGCGTGGAAACTTGAACGGGAGGGAAAATTTCCACCACGTAAATCTATCGGAAAGAAATCTTGCGGATGGTTGTTAAGTGACCTTCTCTGCTGGATACAGACCAGATGA